AAGAAAATAAAATTACACGATATTAATATACTAAATATTAATGAAATATATAAATATTGAATTGTAATCTTGTGCGGTAAAAGTTTGTTTTTGAAACGTCCGATTTTTAGAGTATTAAAAGATCGATTTGGAATACTTAACACACACAAACAGGTAATATAATGCATGCTTACACACTTGACGGAAAACCACAGCACGAAGTAGAAAATAAGTCTGGCGGTGGAACTAGACCAACGACAATTCGAGACATGAAGAAGCTCGAATTACTTCCATCGGTTACTGGAGTGCTTGATATATTCGAGAATCCAGCAATCAACATTTGGAAGCAAAATCAAATTACGAAAGCCGCGTATGAATATCTAGATTTATCAGTAAATGCACATGATAAACGATTATTGGTTTCTTACGATGACTATCACTCATACGTAATCTCAGAAGCGTTTAAACCGTCACGCGATGCGCTTGATGTTGGTTCGAGCATTCACGATGCAATTGAGGCGTATTTCAATCACGGGTCATACAATGACATTGATGTCACTGTTGACGCTGGAACGTTCAAGATTTCCGAGTTTGTAGAACCAACACTTGAACTATTACGCTCGGAAGGAATCGAAGTTACTGATTCTGAAATTACGCTAGTAAATGTAAAAGAAGGATATGCAGGGAGATGCGATTGTGCGTTCAAAAGCACTGATTTCACGAAACAAGGTATAGGCGATTTTAAGACATGCGGAAATCTACCAACGAAACCGTATCAATTCCATCCTACGCAAATTGCAGCATATTACAAGGCGAAATATGGAGATTTTCCGAAGAAGAAAGATGGTGCATGTGGCTTTAATCTGTATATCGGAAAAAACAGACCGGGAGAAGTGAAAATCTTTTGGTATGATTGGGAAGAATTAAAATCAGAATGGAGATTATTTGAAAGCGCGTTGCATATTTGGAGATACCTTCGTAACTATGATCCTCGTAAAACAGCGTAAATATGGATTCTTCCGAACTCAAAAAACTATGCGTTGACAAGATTGAACAAATATGCGTTCACCTGTATCCGAACGGAAAAGAACGAAATGGCAATTGGTGGATTGGAGATATTCAAGGATCAGCAGGAAACTCATTTGGAATCTGCATAAAAGATAACCGAAACAAAGGACTTGGATATGAATTTAATGCAAGTGGGGGCAGTCGAAGTGGTCATGATATTTTTGATATGTGGATGGCAGTCAAGGGATGTTCATTCAAGGAGGCTCTTTCGCAAATCCACCAATATCTCGGAATAGTCGAAGAGATACAGCGACCGCTTCCGGTTCGTAAGCCCACACCGTTTGATCTTAGACATTTGCTAAGCTCAAAAAAGTCTCCTGTTCAAAAATATTTGGAAGATCGTGGAATCAACGCAGATACACAGCGAAAATACAAGGTTGCAGCGTGCAATCGAAGACAGTCTGAATACAATGAGCATTTTATTGCGTATCAACATGAAACACCAGATGGCGAAAAGCTATTACTAAAATATAAGGGCATCAGGCGATTACCAGATGGTAAGCAAGAAACTGGAGTTCATAAGATCGAAAACGATGATCCAATGTGGTCAACGCTTTTTGGTTGGTGGCTTGTAAATGACGATACGCGCGAAATTGTGATAACAGAGGGGCAAGAAGATGCGATGGCATGTTCTCAGATTGTCGGAGATGATAGATTGCCGGTGCTTAGTTTGCCGATGGGTGTTGCCAATATGGATTGGATTGACAGAGATTGGACAACATTGCAACATTTTGAACGGATTACATTATGGTTTGATAATGATACCGACAAAGATCAAAACCACGGTCAAATAGCAGCAAAAAAAGTAGCACAGCGGCTAGGATTGAATCGCGTTTACACGATCACGACGAAACACAAAGATGCAAACGATTTGTTGCTTAATGGTGAACCGGAGGAACTAGAATGGCATGATATTTATAAGAGTGCAACTAGGTTTGATCTTGAGGAAATAACAGAGTTTGGACGCAATCTTGAAGAGTCTATAATTCTTATTGAAGAATGGAATAAAGAAAAGCCTTCAAAATTTGTGTTTCCAAGCGCAAAGTTCGAATATAGAAATGGAGAAACAACGGCAATCGTTGGCTCGCCAGGTCATGGTAAGAGTCAATTTTTATATCAGTCACATGTTCACGAAATGAAAATGGGTGAACGCGTTTTAATCGCTTCATTAGAAATTCCGATGAAAAAAATGAGGATTGAACTTGCTAGGATTATGCTCGGTCGATACCCTAAAAACAAAGAGGAAATGTATTTATGCGCGGAGTGGGCACAAGAAAAAGTTTGGTTTTATAATAAGCCAGACAAAAAAGGGTGGAAAGAAGTTATCAAGGATTTTGAGTATGGAACAAAGCGATATGGGATAAGCAGATTTATCGTTGATTCTATGCATTTTTTGGTTAGAAAAGAGCAATATGAAGAACAAGACGAATTCAGCGATAGATTTTGCAACTTTGATAGAGATAACGACGTTCACACAGCTATCGTTGCACACTCAAGGAAATTGAGCGAAGAATTAATTCCGAACATGTCTGATTTAGAGGGAAGTGGAGGACCGGCAAAGGCATTTGATAACATTGTAACGGTTTGGCGAAATAATATAAAAAATCATCCAGATGATTACGATTCTGGAGATAGAACCGGACCGAAGATAAAACGATTACTAGAAGGCCCAGATGGTATTATGCGGATAAGCAAACAGCGCGCAACTGGTGATTTATTTGATGAAAACTTATGGTTCGATAAAATTAGCGGAACGTTTCACACGGATTTCACGCCAAGATGGACACCAGTAATTGCAATTGAAAACGATTTTTAGACTATGAAATCAAAATATAACTATGATTGGACGCTGAAAGACGCGGTGTTTACAAAAGATAAAGGAAATGTTTTTTCATGTTTTGCTTGTGGCGGTGGATCAACTATGGGATATAAGCTTGCTGGGTTTGATGTTCTTGGTTGCAACGAAATTGACCCAAGAATGGCAGAATGTTATAAGGTAAATCATAATCCAAAATACTGCTTTATTGAGCCAATTCAAGAATTTAAAAATAGAACAGATTTACCGGATGAATTATTCAATCTTGATATTCTTGATGGTTCACCGCCTTGCTCAAGTTTTTCTACCACTGGACTAAGAGAAGCAGCGTGGGGTGTTGAAAAGAAATTTAGAGAAGGACAGAAGAAGCAGGTTTTAGATACCTTATTTTTTGATTTCATTGATCTTGGCAAAAGATTGCAACCAAAAATAATTATAGCTGAAAATGTAAAAGGATTATTAATTGGCAATGCAAGGAAATATCTATATGCAATCTTAGATGCATTTTATAATGCTGGTTACTTCGTTACGTATAGTCTTTTGAATTCTAGATATATGGGTGTTCCGCAGAAACGTGAACGTGTTTTCTTTTTTGCAATTAGAAAAGACTTATATAAAAATGAGTTTATTGATATTTTTCAAAGTGAATCATTCATTGATATGCAGTTTGATTATGATGAAATATGCTTTAGTGAAATTTCAGACAATAATGATTTGTCATGCGATCTAACTGAATTAACTACATCTTATTGGGTTAACGCGAAACAATGTGAAAGTGTTGGAAAATATGATGCACGTAGAAAGCAATCAATGAACGATGTATGCTTTACAACATGTGCAAGTCATAAAAATTATCATCCAACTATATGCAGACAATTGAATAATGATGAAATAATAAAAATACAGACATTTCCGTCTGATTATAATTTTATTTCTAATTCTAAAAGTCATGTTAATTATATGTGCGGGATGAGCGTTCCACCAGTGATGATGGCGAATATAGCAGATCGTGTCTATTCAGAATGGTTGAGTAAAATATGAAAATACGCTCTTTTGATTCTCCAACGCGATTCTGGATCACGTCATCATCGGACAAAGACATTGACGAATACCTCGTTGATATAGTCGAAGATGTCTGCACTTGCAAACAGTTCCAATGCCGTTGCTGGCCTAAGCGTCGCGATGGAGCATCTAATGCGTCTACACGGTGCAAGCATTTACATTTTGCGCGTGAGTATTTCTTGGATGAAATTTTGAAGGCATTCAAAGAAAACGGTTGTGAATAATTTTTTTTAAAAAAAAAGTGATTGACTCGCATTTTCATTCATGTTCTACTGTCATCATGAAAGCACGAGATTTATTAATTAACCAAAAGTTCATTTTCTCGGGAAAAAGTGAAAACGTGTATATCGCACGTCAGAAGCGTTCTCACAAAAAGAAGCTTAACGAATTTCAGATTCGATACGATACAGTAAGCGGGCCATTACATGATGCAGAAATGAAGAGAAGGCAAACATTGAGAGATATTGGTATTCCCGAAAATCAGGTTGCTAGCAATATCGCTTGGCTATCAGGTAACAGCAATGTTGAGCTAGTTTAACATGAGAATCATTGATAGAACTTGGGTGGACTCCACCAAATGAGAGAGATTAATTATGAAAATAAAAAAATCAAAACAAGCGTGTAATTCATATGAACTTGAGCGGAGATTTATTGCATTCTTTTGGTTTGTCGGATGGGATTGCATTAGCCTTGGATTTCATATTTGCATATCTAAACCAAATATAGAAATTCATATTCCATTTGGATTTATTAGAATTGGAATGCAAAATTGTTCTGAGAAGCCAAGATTGTGCATTTCAAGTTGTGGAAATGGAAAAAATTGGGGAATCGGATGGATTGATTAATGAAGAAAACACCAGAACAGATTAAGCGTGAAATCCTGCAAGATGGTGCGTCAACACGCTCGTTTGATCCGAGTCGAATAAAGCGCAACGATGCAAAAACGCATATTCTGCAAGCGAAAACACAGCCGGTATCGAATCCGCGAAATGAGCGAGACGCTTATTACATGAAATCATGGATCGGTAAATGGTGCTCATTTGAAATGGACGTGAACGGAATAACAAATCGATACGCTGGTTGCATCACGCGGGTTGAACCGATTGCGGATGTCGGCAACGTGCCGAATTATCGCTTAAGCGTAACGGGGCGAACCGGAAAGCAAACGCAAGTAAATTTAGTCTTGCAATATGCGAGAATTTTTGACAAACAGGAACAAGCAATTGAAGATACGAAATGACAGATTACGAAAAATTTATTGAGAATAAAACTCATTTAGGCGGAATGCATGGATTTGATCCAATTTGGATGCCAGATGATAACTTTGATTTTCAAACAGAAATATCTACATGGAACATTCGAAAGGGCAGATCGGCAACATTCGCAGATTGCGGGATGGGCAAATCAAGGATGCTTTTAACGTTTGCAGAGAATGTTGTTAGACATACAAATAAACCAGTATTAGTAATAACTCCGATTGCTGTCGGATTTCAGATGATTCAGGAAGCTGAAAAAATAGGAGTTAATGCAGAACGTTGCACTGATGGTAAATTTTCATCAAAAATCGTTGTTACAAATTATGAGAGACTTCATTATTTTGATAGAAATGATTTTATAGGATGTGTATGCGATGAAAGCTCAATTTTGAAAAATTTCGATGGTGTTACAAAGCTACAGGTGACAGAATTCATGAAGAAAATGCCATATCGTTTATTATGCACTGCAACGGCAGCGCCAAATGATTATATTGAGCTTGGAACATCCAGTGAAGCGTTAGGAGAACTTGGATATATTGATATGCTTAAAATGTTTTTTAAGGCAAACAATGATTCGTATGCGCAAGGAGGTAGCGGAAATGGAGCAAGAAGATGGTCTCATGATTTTGGGGGTAAGTTTCGCTTTAGGGGTCATGCTGAACGAGATTTCTGGAGATGGGTTTGCTCATGGGCAAGGGCATTAAGAAAACCTTCAGATATGGGATTTGACGATGGAAATTTCATACTTCCTGAATTAATTACAAATCAACATATTGTAAAAGCTAGATCGTTAAAAGATGGTTATTTATTACCACTTCCGGCGAGAGGATTACAAGAACAGCGGGAAGAAAGATCAAGAACGGTTGATGAGCGATGCGAACACGCTGCAATGATCGCATGTTCAACAAAAGATCCTGTTGTTTCTTGGTGTCATTTAAACCGCGAGGGAGATTTGATTGAGAAGTTAATACCAGATGCAAAGCAAATTAGCGGAAGCGATTCAGACGAAAGAAAAGAGGAATTATTTAAGGCTTTTCAGTCAAAACAACTTAGAGTATTAGTTACAAAACCTCAAGTAGCTGGATTTGGGTTTAATTGGCAACATTGCAATCATCAAACATTTTTCCCATCTCATTCATTCGAACAATGGTATCAATGTATTAGGCGGTCTTGGCGTTTCGGTCAAAAGAATCCAGTTACAATTGATGTTATTGCAACAGAAGGAGAATCAGACGTTTTACAAAACTTAAAACGAAAAGAAATTGCAGCAATGGAAATGTTTGACAATTTAGTTTCGCTTATGAATAATGAATTGAAATTGCAAAAAAATAATAAACAAAAATCAAAAGGAAACTTACCGACATGGATGTAATTGCACAAAAAATAACAGATAGATATGCTCTTTATAATGGAGATTGCGTTGATGTCGTAAGCGCATTGCCAGATGATTCTGTTGATTTGTCTATTTATTCTCCTCCGTTTTGCGGACTATATAATTACAGTTCAGATGAACGTGATATGAGTAATTGCAAATCATATGATGAGTTTTTTAAGCACTATGAATACTTAGTTAACCAAATTGTTCGAACTACAAAATCGGGTCGTTGTAGTGCTGTTCATTGCATGGATATTCCAACTCATGGAGCAAATACTGGTGGATCATTGATTGACTTTCCTGGTGATATTATCCGAATGCATGAAAGGCTTGGTTTTAAATATATTGCGCGTTACCATATTTGGAAAGAACCTCTTGGAGTTAGAAACAGAACAATGGCAAAAGGTTTAGCTCACAAACAGATTGTTGATGATTCAATTTTATGTGACGTTGCAAGCGCGGACTATTTGCTTTTGTTTAGAAAAAAAGGAGAAAATAAAGTTCCTGTTATTCATCCAACCGGATTACATTCATATGCTGGCGAAAGACAGATTCCACATGAATTGTTACAATGGAAAGGGCATACAGGGAAGCAAACTGAAAATCGTTATTCTCATTGGATATGGCGACAATATGCGAGCGCATTCTGGGATGACATTCGAATTGATCGTGTGTTGCCATATAAGGAATGTAAAGATCCAGACGATGAACGCCATGTGCATCCTTTGCAACTGGATGTCATTGAGAGGACTATTGTATTAAGAAGCAATCCAGATGAAGTAGTATTAACTCCATTTTTGGGTGTTGGAAGTGAAGCATACGGGGCATTAATAAATGGAAGAAAAGCAATCGGAGCAGAGTTAAAATCTACATATTATAAGCAAGCTGTTCTTAACTGCGATGAAGCTGTTAATTCAGGGAAACAAGACCAACAAGAATTATTTGGTGAATTGTGAAAATCATACGTAACACAGACGAACTTCGAGAGTGGCGCATTGCAAACAAACCAGAGAGATGCCCTATTCTTGATATTCCGCTTAATGATGATTGCGCAGTTGTAGATCACGACCATTGCAGCGGTTTTGTTCGTGGAGTCGTGCATCGTGAATCGAATGTGTTGCTAGGTAAAATCGAAAACGCATGGAAAACGCGAATGAATGCGCTTGTTCAGAGATACGAACTCGATCTTGAGACAATCCTGAAACGATGCGCTATATGGTCAACGAAACAAACAGACATTATGCATCCAAAAGGATTGCCTATCATCGTGCGTCGTTTTGGTAGATTGTCATCGAAGGAACAGCGTAAAATTTTGCTTGACAATGGCGTTGAGCCTGCGAATAATGCAAAGCTGAGAATGAAGCAATATCGTAAAATGTTAATAGAAAGCTGAAATGAATATGAAACGAGAAATCAAGTTTAGAGGAAAACGAAAAGACAACGGGCAATGGATTTATGGAGGTTTTTGTAAAAGTAAAGATAATTATTTCATATGCGATGAAAGACCAGAAACTATAGTAAACTTAGAAATTGATTCAAAAACATTAGGTCAACGCGTCGGAATCAAAGACAATGACTGGATAGATATTTATGAGGGTGATATTGTCAAAGCTGATTTTGGGATGGAAAAAATGAATGGAAACGGAAAAGTGGAATGGTCTGATAATGGTGGATATTGGAAATTCATAAGCACGAAGCCACATAAACTACCTTCGCTATTGCATAGGGCATTTAATATAGAAATAATTGGAAACATTCATGATAATCCAGAATTGCTAGAACAATGAACGAACTAGACAGAAACTTTTATCGTGATCTATGCGAAAAGCTAATTATCATGATGGTAAGTCAAATGATATGCAAGCCAAATGAACTTGTATTCACAATCGAAGAGAATGCGTATATAAACAAAATTATCAGCGAGCAATTCAAAGATGAAGTATAACTTACCAACGATATTTGACTCGAAGGTTGAAGGACGAAAACGCAAGCTGTATATCAGCTCACGCATGACTGGATTGGAATTCTATAATTTTCCAGCATTTTACGCGGTAGAAACACAAATGACGTGTGAAGGATGGGACGTCGTGAATCCGGCAAGAATTGACGCTGAACATGGTATTAATCCGTTTAGACTCCCGCTTGGATGGGATTGGAATAAACAACCGCCGAATACAACATATGATGAATTGCTTGAACGCGACTTGGGCGAACTCGTTGCGTGTGATGCGATTTTATTGTTTGGAGATTGGCGCAACTCAAAAGGTGCGAATATCGAGCTTGCAAAGGCTATTGAATTAGGATTGGAGGTTTACGAATTATGAACAACAATGTAATATCAGATGAATTCATTGATTCTTTAAGAAAGCGAGTTAATGAATTCTGTGAAGAAATTAACCGTTCTTTTTGCGTAATTGGATCTTTAATGTTCAAATATCAAAAATATATAGCATTAAGAGAGCGAGAATCAGCAAAAGAAGTTATTAGAAAATTACGAGAAATGCAAAAAGATTCATTTTTCATGCAACATAAAGCAACGCTACATTTAAATGATCCTATCATTGAGGCACTATGGAAAAACAAGTAGTATATCTTTTTCTTGGATCTGGACCGGAAGTTGGAAAGTCAACTTTAGGCAAGCAATTTGCAGAATCTCACGGATTGAAACATGGAACCACGAGTGACATCATTATTGAGACATTCGCTCAAGAGCTTTATCATTTATTCGGTGGTTTTATGGGTGCTACTTCGTGGTATGCCATATACGAGAAAATCAAGTCAAATAAAGAAGCGTGGAGACCGTGGCTTGTATGGTATGGAAACAGGATGTGCGATGATGATCCGGCGTGTTTAGCTGGTGAGCTTATCAATCGCGGTTGTAGCGTTGTTGATGGAATTCGCCGTCAATGTGAGCTTGATTTAATCCGCGAGCGATATGATTGCCATGTATTTTGGATCGAACGTCCAGGTTATCCGAAAAAGCTTGATAACACTGACATAACGAAGCCAAATGATGCGGTTACAATACTTAATGATTTTGAAACAAAGGATATAAAATGAGTGAATATCAAAAATATCAGCACGTTGAACGATTGGGAACTGATGAAACAGACGGAATTCTTATCGGTCGCGTTTATGTGTTTCCGAAAATAGACGGAACAAATGCTCAGCTCTGGCTCGATTCAGATGGTGAACTTTGCGCTGGATCACGCAATCGCCAATTAAGTATTGAAAATGATAATGCTGGGTTTATGAATTGGGCGGTAACTCAGAAACAATTTGAAGAGTTTTTCAAAGAATTTCCAAAACTTCGTTTAGCTGGAGAATGGCTCGTTCCGCATTCATTAAAAACATATAGAGAATCGGCATGGCGCAATTTCTACGTATTTGATGTTATTGATTCATGCGGAGATTATTTAACCTATGAACAATACAGCGAAATCTTGGAAGAATATGGTATCCAATATATTCCACCATTGCGCATTATTAATAATCCTACATATGAGAATTTGCTAAAATGTTTAGACGAAAATAACTATCTAATAAAGGATGGTGAAGGAACTGGAGAAGGTGTAGTTTGCAAAAACTATAATTACGAAAATAAATATGGTCGCAAAACATGGGCAAAAATAGTAACGAGCGAATTCAAAGAAAAGCATCGAAAAGAAATGGGTGCTCCAGAATCGAAAGGATCTAAGATGATTGAAGAAGAGATCATTAATGATTTGGCGACAACTGCATTTATCGAAAAAGAATTCGAAAAAGTGAAAGAATTACACGATGGTTGGAGTTCGAAATATATACCAGAATTACTGTCACGCTGTTTTAATGAATTCATTATTGAAGAATCTTGGAATATAGTTAAAAAATATAAGATGCCAAAAGTAGATTTTAAGACTCTAAATACACTTTTAATCCGAAAAATCAAAGAAACACTAACAGAAGTATTTTAATTATGAGCGAATATACATACACAGAATTGCATGATCTCGTTGTTGAATGGGGACGTGAAAAAGGAATTGTCGTAAAAGGCAATCAAATTAAGCAATTGCTTAAGTGCGCTTCGGAATGCGGTGAACTCGCTGATGGGATTTGCAAAAATAATCACGAGGAAATCAAAGATGCAATCGGGGATGTTTTGGTTACATTAATTTTATTCGGAAAAATCTTTGGTATTCCGGTTGATGTTGATGTGATGGCACTCGGGAAAGAACGATCGTTTCAGTTCATGGATCAATCCGAAGCTGATGCGATGTTTAATCTATTACTAGCAATTTACGCAATTTATGAAAATACATCAAAAATGTTATTGACAAAGGCAATTTGCTGGTTGAATGTTATCGCATCGAAGAATGATCTTGATGTCGTTGATTGCCTTGAGTCGGCATATAACGTAATTAAGAATCGAACAGGAACAACCGAAAATGGAGTATTTAAAAAGCATGAATAATACATTTCAGACTATAATTATATTAACACCAATAATCGCTATTACTATTGTTATGTTTATGGCGGTGCTAAATTCAAAAAATGTTGATATTAGCGACGAATAAAAACATTTTTTTAAAAAAATATAAAAATGATCACTTTTTTATTGAAATTGTGATCATTTTTTTTGATACTTTAATCATGGAAAGTAAAAAGATATTAATCGGAGGACAAGCATTGAGATCGCTTGGTTCAAGTCGTCATACAGACGACGTAGATTATCTTGTTTCATATGATAAACGAAGGGCTTATAGAAGATGCAACAATCTTGATTTCAAACCTTCGAAATAAAGCATGTTCTAAAAAAGAAGCGTTGACTAGGGATTTATTTATGAATAACAATAGAGTTGAGTTGATTTTTGCATCATCCCATGCTAAAATAATTTCAATCGAAACATATGATGGGAATTATTATACAATAGAAGGTTCTGGAAATCTTTCTTTTAATTCGAGAATCGAGCAATATATTATAGACAACGATAAAGAATTATATGATTTTCACAATCAATGGATAAAAGAAATACTTGAGTTTTTTAAAGGAAAAAAACATCTACAATCATATGGGTATGATAGTAATAAAAATATAAATACTTAATTTTTAAAATGCCAACAACTCCAATACATAAACAAAAAAACTGGATGAAGAATAATTTCAAAGATCGTCCTGAAAATATAAATAGATCTGGAGGAAAACCTAAGATATATACACAGATTAAAGAACTTGGGTATTCTGCAATAGATTTGAGAAATGCATTTAAGGAGCTTGTTTTTGAGAAAATCGAAACAATAGAGGAATATGCATCTGATCGATCAAAACCAATAATTGTCACGATTGTTGCAAGGGCATGTTTAAATGCTGCAAATTCAGGAGACTTTAATAGAGTAAAAGAAATTGTTGAGTATGTGATCGGAAAGCCAACACAGCAAATCGAGATTGATGCAAATGTAACAAATGGACCGTCGTTAATGAATCTATCAGAGTTTTGCGATAAAGAGCTAATGGAGCGTATACATGAAGCTTATGCAGCATATAAAGCGAAACGATTAAATTAACTATGTATTCTCTAACGCAGATGTGAGGGACTCGAACCCATGAGCAACGAAAACAAAACTAGTGCAATAGAGCGTTCCTCTTACGCGGATTGTTCTGATGGATTCTCGGAAACCGACACCGAGGGCAACATATACTACAAGGCACTGGATGAAATGATGATCGTAGCTTGTATTGGAACGGCAGATGGGTGCAAGACTGTAGCAGATGTTAGGCGAAAGATCGATGAGTTGATTCAATGGAATATAGACGTTGATCGATATTTTGGAAACCCAAAGGCGAAGCATGAGCGATAAAACACAAACTAATGAAAATCAGAAGATGAACGGTAGCGAATTGCTTCCACCGTTTTGTTCGCAATTAATTCTATTAGATTACGAAGTCGAAGATAGTTGGATACGAAAAACAAATCATCCGCTTGTTACATTCGACACAAGCGTGGAAACGTGGAACGTAGATTGTGGAGATGGAACTTGGGCAGAGTTTTGGGGAGTATTCAGAAGCTCAAGGGCGTTGGAGTATGCAAATTTTATTTTAGCGAACCAAAAGTTTAAGAATGGAGCGCATGATGAATGATCGAACTAAAAGAGATGGAGAATTGCGGAATTTTTTAAAACGCCTTGTTATGCCATGAATGCAGAAATTGAAGAACAAATACGCCAAATTAAAATGGCAAAAGCGAGACTAAGATCACAAATCGAAGTCGCAAAGGCAATGATGCCAAAAAGGGTTGTGGATGATCTGTATTGGGATGGTGCAGAACGCGCAATAAAACAGAATCCACAATATAAGGAACTGATTGAAGCAATATCATATGCATAACCATAAGTTGAGGGATTGCGAGTAACTAAAACTTTAAAACCGAAAAGATATGACAACAAATAATGATACTTCGGAATTGCGGCGTGTTCGCAATTCCGACCTCGAACGACTTGTTAGCTATATCAATGGCAGAATTGATACGCTAGAAAAGGAGTATGAACGATCACCAGAAAACTCAAAGACATTTAAAGCTGTCATTGGCGGGCAAATGCTCGAAGCTTCTGGTATGCTTATAGCAATAGAGCAATTACTTTGCTAACCCAAAAGTCGATTGCGAGCGGTAGCGAGTTAATCGAACTGCTTTGTTATCATTAAATAAACTTACGAAAATGGAAAAACGAACTAAAACAGTATATATATACAACGATCAAGATTGGTCTGATTTGGATATTTCCGATTGGAATAATAACATTTTAGACTTTCAAAAGTGGATTAATGACTTGGTTGAATACATTCCGGAGGAACATATAGAGCATACTATCTTCAGAACTGATGCATACGAGTTCTATGATAGCGCGACTGCAACCATTGAGGTAAAATATGATAGACTTGAAACAGATGAAGAATATCAGTTTAGATTAGAGTCTGAACATAAAAAACGGGAGCAAATTGAAGCGAATGAACGCGAGCAACTTCGCAGACTTAAAGAAAAATACTCTTGCCAACAAGAATGTTGATTGCCGGGGTAACGAGGTGCAATCCAACTCAGTGTTAGATTAGCCGTCTTTCGACGGCTTTTTTATTGATTAAAATATGTAAACGTTTGTTCATATTTGCTTTTAATTCGTTTTTGACTATGCTATTTTTTGAACAAATAGCTATTATGTCATTAACACTCATTTATCAAATCGCCGTCAAAGCACTTGCGATTTTAAAATACGTTCCCGATTTATTCTCAATTGGGAAAGCCATTTACAACGTTATCAAAAACGATGACGACATGGAAACTCCAACAACCGCAGAATTGCTGAATAAACTAAAAGAAGGCGAATCGTCTGCGAAGGAAACATTCGAAGAAATTCAGAAAGCGTTTTCAAAAGTCAAGGAGTAATGCGACAAGCTTTTTTCATAGTCTGTCTATTGTTATTATCATCCTGTTCTTACAAGAGTGCACCTGTCTATTCAGGTGTGCTCTATTTGGATAGCGATACTCAAATTGGAACGTATCGACTTGTTGTTGATAAGGACAGACTCGAAGATATTCAAAAAAGCTTTTCTGAATATGCAATGTTCGCATATTTAAACGGAATCGAAGACCTATCAAAAAACATTTTAATCGATGAAAATGTTATAACGCTAGATGAAATTGCGACTTCGGTTTATGGTAAAATTAATGACATTGAGCGCGAACGAATTAAACAGGAATCTTTAAAATAACATGTCGGGAGATAATAAAGCAGAAGAAAAAACGGTTTTAGCGCATGTATCGAATGCTATTTCGAATGTTGAAATGTTTGCGATGAATCATTATCATTCTGTATCTAATGCGATTCGAACATTGTTTGATCGTTTTACGGGTTCAGTTGATGGAAAAAAGGATATTAATAACGAGTGTAATTATCCATCTCAAATAACACTATCACAATATAAAGAAATTTTTGATCGTGAGGCTATTGGAGCGCGAATTGTATCGCTATTACCGGAGGAAAGCTGGGCTGATGATCCATGGATTTACGAAACAGAAGACGTAAGCCAGCAAACAGAATTTGAAAGAGGCATAGAAATACTCAATGATGAGCATTCGCTTTATGAAATGATGCTTCGTGCTGATATTCTGTCGAAGATTGGACATTATGGAATAATCGTTTTCGGATTGAATGATGCAAACAATATAGATACTTCTTTACCGGTTGAAGGATATGATGAAGCATCTGAGAAGTGGAACGAGAATCTATCGCATTCATTGCTATATATCCGTGCATATTCTGAACCGTCAATCACGATTGACCGATGGGAGACAAGAACGAATAGCCCACGATTTGGAAAGCCTGTCATTTATTCTGTTACATATAAAGATTACTTATCTGAAGCTACAACAACGAATCCACTCGAAACAAAGACGATGAAGTTTCACTGGACGCGTTGCCATCATTTAGCGGATAATTGCTTGGATAGCGACACAAAAGGAACTCCAGAGTTAAAGCCTGTTTATAACAATGTGTATAATCTGAGAAAAATCTATGGTGCATCGGCTGAAGGATATTGGAAGAATGCATTTCCATCGCTGATTTTCGAAATGTCTCCGGAAGCGGCAGCAAAGATTAACGCAAGTGAAACGCTGAAGGGAGCAATCAAGGAACAACTCGAACGTTTGTCGGAATCATTGCAAAAATACATGGTCGGAACCGGAAGCGTTAAAACGGTAGCAGGAACAATCAACGATCCAACTCCACACATTGCAATACAATTACAGGCAATATGTATAGCGTTAGAAGTTCCGTGGAGAATTTTCTTGGGTAGCGAAGAAGCGAAATATGCGAGTGCGGAAGATAAAAAAGCATGGAACAAGCGATTGATGCGCCGTCAAACGAAATACATTATTCCAAAAATTATTCGTCCGGTAATCAATAGATTGATGGATTATGGTGTATTGCCGCGCGTTGAGAAGTTCTCTGTTGAGTTTCCAGATCTTAATAAACTCACACCCGAAGAACTGGCGGAAAGTGCTGAAAAGAAAACAAAAGCACTTGCACTGTATACACAGAGCAACCTTGAATCAATAATGACGCGTGAGGATTATTATTCTATAATTTGGGGATTCGACGACGAATTAATACAGCAAATTATTGAAAATGCTGATAAAAACCAAAAAGCTTATTCTGGAGACGAACAAGCTTTAACACAAGACGGAAATGATACTGGTTCAGTTGATCAATCAGCGCAATGAGGATTTGCGCGTTCGGATAGGTGCTGACATTGGATCAGCTATGGATGATATATCCGATAACAATAATGACTTGCGAACGATGATTGATTGTGCAATGCCGGAACGCGAGAAAGAAGCGAGGGACGCAGCTCAACGCATTGTTAATCGTCAACTATCTTGGATAACCGTGAAATCTTAAAGCTATGAAAAATTCCTGTATATTGATCATATTTTTCTCTATGAATTTATTTGCAGATCCTAACTATATCAAAAATGGATATGATATAAATTCAGATTTAGGTATCGCTATTTCTGGAGGAGCCTTTGGAGATGATGTAAAATACGTTTCGAAATTTGGTGCAAATTTCGATATTGATAATTCTGGAAATGAGGATGTTTGGTCAAATGGCGGAAATTATACTGGATTTTTCGATACTGCTCAATCTTTGGAAGTAGTATCCAGCTCGGCATTAGATGATTTGGTTGGAACTGGAGCACAAAAAATCAGGGTCTTTGGATTGGATTCAAATTGGGATTTGTCGCAAGAAGATATTGAGATGGACGGGACGAATGCTGTTGCATTGTCTAAAACATATATCCGAATATATAGGGCATACAATACGCAATGTGGATCTACCGATATAAATCAGGGCAATATAAACATAAGAGTCGCTGGCGGTGGTGCGGTTTGTGCTCAGATTTTAGCCGGATATGGACAAACACTACAGGCAATATACACAATACCTAATGGCTATACCGGATTTGTGACTAGAGCTTATTGTGATTCGGGTCGGGTTTTAAATATAGCAATCGTATCCGAGCTGAAAATCCATTCACCAAATGAAGGCGTTAGAACCTTAACGGTAAGAGGCATTTCAAATGATAAGATTGCGGAATTCATTTCCGTTCCATCTGGCGGAATGATACCGATTAGGATTCCTGAAAAAACAGACATATGGATTCATGTTTCTACAGCATCTACAAATGATATTGATGTTTTTGCTGGATTTGATATAATTCTTGTGAAAAATACAAGGGAATATCGCTGATTTAAAATAAAAAGCTTGCATTGAGATTCATTTTAGTTTCATATTATTGACAAAAGAATATCATTTGTTAAACTTTGAAATTAAATGATTACTAGAATTAGAAACGATCACGATTGCGCTATTGCATTGGAGATCATTTACGACTTAGATGAGTTCGAATCTACAAGTGAAGATGCGCAATATCGGGAATACCTGATGAATTTGGTAGAAGAATATGAAAATCGCGAGTATGGTTTTCAACGTCAACACAAACAGCAAAAACGATGCAAGTAACCGTAGAAATACCTGATGAGATTTACGCCGCAATGGAAAGCGGATTAGGTAGAAGGCAAATTTCAGAAAGATTCAATATAAGCGAAATGACCTGTAGAATGTGGGTGAAAGCATTTATAGAGGGAAAGCGAATTGAAAATAGCAATCAGGTTCTTGAAGGAGTTAATCATGAGGTGTTAAGGGCGTTTTGTAAAGAAAAAGGAATCAACATTTCAGAGGTATCAAGCTATTGGACGAAATCAAAAGAGATGTCCGTCTATACGAAGCTTGATAAAACAAACGCTATTGATTACCTTGATGCATTTGAAAAGATCATTCGAAAATATCCAGTAGATGATCCTATCTTATTTGAGCCGATAAAGATTAGTGATCCAATGGCTTGCGTTGCGGTAACAAGCGATGAGCACGTTGGGCTTGATCCGTTGCCAATAGATTCAATTTTCGCGTATGAATATAATGCACAAGTCTACGGAGAATCCATGCAAAAGGTATTCGGATCAATCGAAAAAGAGCATCGACAATATGGAACATTTGATTTGCTTTTGCTGGATGATTTGGGCGATACACAAGACGGATGGAATGGACTTACAACTCGCGGAAATCATTCGCTTGAACAAAATATGACAGAGCTTGAAATGTTTGAGTGTTGTGTAGATAATAAGGTAAAGCTTGTGCGCTCGTGCGTTGACGCGAGAATTGCAAATAAGATTATGCTTCGGACGGTTACTAATGCAAATCATTCTCATCAATTTGCATTGATTGTGAATAGTGCCGTTCAGAAGATTATAAACATGCTTTATGATTCATCTATTGTTGAGATAGATACAATTAAACGTTTTGTAGAGCATCGCGTTTACGGAAATCATTGCTTTGTATTGACACATGGAAAGGATGCCAAGTTTCAGAATCGTGGATTACCGTTTAAGCTTACTGATGCGGCAAAGAATTTCATATGGGATTATATTGAACATTATGGAATTGATTCAAAATTCGTGCATGTTCATAAAGGTGATTTGCATCAAGTTGGATACGAGCGGACGAAGCGGTTTGATTATAGAAACTTTATGAGTTTCGCACCGCCTAGCGCGTGGGTTCAGCATAACTTTGGAGATAGCTATAGCGGATATTCAATTCAGATTGTTCCGAAGTGGACAAACGAGATTGCGCATACAGATTATTTTTTAGATTACAAGAAAAAGGAATAAGCTATGAATAAAGTAACATACGATACAAAAACAGTTCAAGTAAAACTAAGTGATGATGGTAATCAAATCATTATCATTGAAAATGCATATGATGGAGACGCAAGCGAAGATTCGCTGATTTATTCAAAAAGCGTTTCTATTTCAAGAGGTAGAGGTTCGGTTGATTTTCTAATTTCGCAGTTAAATGAACTAAAAGATTAATTTTTCAATATATATTATGTAGATTACATGGCGCATTTGTGAATGGATGATTAGCAAGTGCGCTATGTTTTATTTCAATCATGGCAACCACATACCAAGTAGATCCATCAAAAACGCTCACGCTTAGACGGCGTTATCTTAATGACATGAAGCAACGCTTTTCATGGATGAAACGCCAGATAAATCAACTCGTAGGCAAAGATGATGCATTCGGGCTAAAAGAAGAAGTGCGTCCAAATATATTTAACCGTTATCGTGAATTCGCATTTTTATCATCAACCGAAAAAATTGCGAAGTTCAAAGAATGGCTTCAGGAACAAATTGACGCAGGTATTTTAACGACCGACAGCACCGGAAATCCGTGGCAGAATACGTATATAGAAAGCGCATATCGTAAAGGATACGAACGCAGTTATTACGATGTAAATAAAGCGGGATTGCTCGATGATGATAATTTCTTTGCCGGAAAAAAAGCGCAATGGATGTCTGAAGCATTTTCATCAAAAGAGACGGTAGATAAGCTAGGGCTACTCTATACGCGAGCGTATGATGCACTGGAAGGCGTTACAGATGCAATGTCTAACGAGATGGGGCGAATACTCGCAATCGCAATTGCGAATGGACAAGGGCCAGCAGAAGCGGCTAAACAAATGCTGGAGCGCATTGACGTATTGACGAATAAGCGAGCATTTGCGATAGCACGAACAGAGACGATACGTTCGCACGCATATGGGCAGTTGTCATCATTAGAACGATTAGGCATAGATGAAGTAGAGGCTATGGTTGAATTTTCTACAGCAGGAGACGATCGTGTATGTTCGCAATGTGCTGCATTAGAGGGTGTGATTTTCGAAGTGAAATATGCATACGAAGAAATACCTAAGCACGTCAGTTGCCGTTGCGCGTGGAAACCTGTGATTGAAGGAAAACGATTTAGAACATGAGTTTACTAAAGGCAATCATAAGCGGAAAAGAACATCGTCATCATTATAGAGGATCGAAATCATTTGATCGGACATGCCGCAATCATAGATCGTGTGATTTGTGTCGTAACAACCGATTGCATAAGCACAAAAAGCGAGAAATTGCATTATCTGAATTTTAGCATATATATTTAGAATATATGAATACAGACATATATATTCCACTTTATGAACCATGCTTATATCCGCATTATGCAAAAATTCGCGAATGTGTAAAACTCAAGCGCGATTTGTTGGTTGATACTCGATTCGGTGAAGTATTCATTCCGGATGGATTCGAATCTGATGGTGCTAGCATCCCTTCATTCGCTTGGGCATTGGTTGGTTCTCCATTTGATCCGCGTATCATTCGGGCTGCATTCGCTCACGATTGGGGATACCACACGCATCAATATACACAAGCGCAATGTGATCAGTATTTTCTGGATATATTGCGTGAGGACGGACATAACATGACACAATCTGAAATTATGTATTGGACGTTGCGTTGCTTCGGTTTTATGCATTGGGAAAACGATAAAGACGATCAAGATTTCATGGCGTATAATATATATATGATTAAGCAACGCGGTTGTGATCCGAAAGACTACGGAATTAATGCAGATTAACGAAGACATATTTCTTGCTGAAGCGTGTAGGAGTTCTTTTCTGATTTTCTTCAAAGAATTTTGGGAAGTAAATAACCATGAAAAGCTTGTTATTAATTTCCATCATGAGGTATTATGTAATGAGCTTCAAAAGGTTGCAGAGCGCGTATTTGATGGGAAGGAGAAGCTATATGATTTAATTATTAATGTTCCACCATCTACATCAAAGAGCAGTATTTGCTCGATTGCCTTTCCTGCATGGATATGGACAAGAATGCCGCATGCGGTTATTATTTGCACAAGTTGCGAATCGAGATTGGCTGAACGTCTTTCAAGGAAATGTCGAGATATTATCAAGAGTGATAAATATAAAAAGCTTTTTTCAGAAATTGAAATAAGGCGTGACAATGATGGAGTTCAAACATTTGGAAACACGCTTGGGGGCGAAAGATTAACATTTTCTACAGGTGGAAATCCAACCGGAAGTCATGCGCATTTTATTATTCCAGATGATCCGCTAAAAGTATTAGACGGTGATTCTGATGCCGAAAAATACAAAGCTAATCTTTTCCAAAATGAAGTTTTGCCATCAAGAAAAGTAGATTCTGCAGTTTCTGTTGAGGCATTAATTATGCAGCGAATTGCGCAAGACGATCCAACCGGATCAAAATTAGAACTAGGCGGAAAAATAAAACATTTGTGCTTTCCGGCCGAATTAAGCGATAATGTAAAGCCTGCAAAATACAAAAGATTTTATAAAGATGGATTGCTCGATCCTGTTCGGTTGTCGCGTTCGGTTTTAGATGAAAAAAAAGCTATTCTTGGTTCGTTCGGATATGCATGCCAATACATGCAAACACCGATTCCGCGAGAAGGTGGCATGTTTAAAACAGCTCGGATACAGATAGAAGATGAACGTCCATATAATCTAGTTAGATCCATTCGATCTTGGGATACGGCCGGTTTAAAGGATAGGGGATGTTATACTGCTGGATGTGAGATTGGCATTGATACTCGCGGCGTTATTTGGTTTTTAGACATGGTTAGGGGCCAATGGGATTTTTCGGAACGTGAACCAATCATAAAACAGACAGCAACTGCAGATGGTAAAAATATTCCGATTATAATAGAAAGGCAAGGCGGATCGAGCGGACTCGAGGTTGCGGAAGCTACGGCCAGAATGCTAATGGGTTGGGAAGTTATCATAGATTTGCCTACAGGTAATAAAGCGGATCGGGCTGGACCGTTAGCATCTCAAGTCAATAACGGAAATGTAAAAATGGTTAGGGGTGCGTGGAATCGTGCTTTGATTGATGAATTGCAATACTTTCCGGCAAGCAAATACAAAGACCAAGTAGATGCACTCTCTCAAGGGTTCGCGCATTTAGTCGATGACGGTAAATTTTACGGCGTGCTGTAATTTTTTTAAAAAAAGTATTGACGTGCGTAATACGTTTGCGCTACTATACAACCATGAAAACAAAACAAGTAATGCACAAGAAACTAAAACTAGTTGCAACATTCGTTGAAAAATACGAACTAAACGGTGGGAAATACGTTGAGATTATCGTCAATAAAAAACGTGAATCATGGCGTGAATGTGATTGTTTATTTATATAACCGTGAGCTGAGTGGATGACGAGCTTTCTCGGCATTCACTCCAGCAGTTTGTTCTCATTCCATTTTGTTTGGTTAAAAAAAATCGCACAAAATGCGAAAATAATGCTTGCAATAAATCGCAGATTGTGCGATATTAAAAACATCGAAGGGAATGAGCCCAACGGAAAACCATAAAAATATGAAAACACTTCAAAACAAAATCAACAAAGCACTAAAAAACACCCCAGTTCGCCCAATGATGGAAAACGGATTTCGCGCTCGTCGCGTCGATGCGGTAGCAGGAAAATTTGAAGTCACAACCGACAATGGCCATGTGACTTTTGCAACCAAAGAACAGGTAAAATCTTGGATTGCATGACCCCACCCGACTACAAGCGCGAACGGAAGAAACGCGGTAGCAAAGCAAAGGTTGCTGCGCTTTTGCGCTTGCCTGTTTTATCTGAGAACCATAAGATTAGCCATGAAGACTAAATCAGAAAACATACGAACAACCACAAAGCGAGCGGGGTCTGAATTGGCTAGATCGCTTTGTTAGCCTCTCTTTTTTACTATGACTTACGGAGACATCAAAAAATATACCGCATCCCTCGCGGATTCCGAACTAATGCAACGTGCAGAGCAGGCCCACGCCGATCTGCTGGAAGCCGAGGCTGGTTCGGACTGGCAGGCATCGTGCTTTGCTGGTTTAGTCGTGTATTGCGACGAAATGGGCAGGCGGGGGCTAAAACGGGATTCTTCATTGGCTAACCTCGATATGAACTATTATATACAACTCGTAAACAAAGAAACCAGAAAAGTTGACCGTCAGATTGGACCGTTAACAAAGAGAAGTTGCGAAATGGTCTTTTGCCATTGTGTAAACAGAAGTGATTCGCATAAATTTGAAACTTACGATTTCGATGAAGATTTCGGAATAAAGCAAGGTTGGATTGATGCAAAAACGAAACAACCATTAAATGCATAACGCCGATGTGAGGGACACGAAAAATGAAAGCTAAAATGAAAACAGATACTACGAAAACCGAGGAGCAGGTAGAGTGTTCCTCTCCACAGATTTGTTGGACAAAAATATATGCCGGAATTATTACCATCGTATCAACAATTCCATACTGGCTTGAAACAACCATGTATGTTGGCTGGAACTATCACTTTGAAACCGACATTGAAGTAATAGCAACTGGGATAATCCTTTTAATGTGGGCTATTGCAGTCAACGCAATGGCGTCAGGGTTTCCACAATCTAAGTAAATGTGTCCAACGCAAAGCTTATCCATGAGGACAAAAATTATGAGTAACGACAACCAAAACGCGGACGTGTCCGAATTGGATACAGCGCCTTGTTCGGTGACCTTTGGAGATTTGATCGAAGGCGACCGATTCCAAAATGAATTTGGAGTGCTTTGGACAAAAATAAGCGCAACGACGGCACGCAAGCATAGCAACGAAAGTCGAAATCTTGGATGCCATGGATACGGTTATCGAGATTCTATTTGCACGTTTGGGCATTGGGAGTGGGTGAAATTTATTTCTCCGAACGCTTAATTTATGTATCCTGAGATCGGAGCGGTTCAGGATTACATAGAATGTATTGTTAGCTCCAAATTAGAAAGGAAACGCTATGAAAGCTGGAGAATTATTTGAAGAATGTATTGAAATGACTGGAGAATGGGCTATGCCGGAATACACCAAGATTCTAAACGCTGGTATGACCGATATGGCAAAACACGAGTTTACATTATTGTGGTATAAACACGGAATTGGTGAAACGAAAATCAAAATGACATTAGAAGAAATCAATGAAGAATCTAGCTAACGCTAAGTTTAAGAACGAGCTATGACAAAAGATATACATAATCAAAACGAAACGAGCGGTAGCGAGTTTCTTAAAACGCCTTGTTCGGCTTGGATGTCTATTGAGACGGCACCAAAAGATGGAACTGAAATTATAGTTGGATACGATTTCGCATCTGTTTGGATTGTTCATAATGCCTTTTATGATACTGGGGTTATAATCGCTACAGATGGAACTGAGGTTGAGCTATGGAAGGATCAAGGTTATGATTCACAACAAGAGGCAGAAGGATGGTGGAGTTACGTTAAAAATTCTGTGTCACAGCACAAGCTTGATGGTGCGAATGAACCAACTCACTGGATACCGCTTCCTTATTTGCCGAACCGCGAAGTCGTGGATTGCGAGCAGGAACGGTAAGCAATTCCGACGAACTGATTTGTTCTACTAAAATTTTATTATGAATATGTTAAAAGCAAATAGATGGAAGCTCCCAAAAGTAAGCTTTCGAAAACACAAAAAGAATAAGAACTGCTGGAAAAAGTGGTTTGTATTTGACCGGTATTGGGGTGGTCGGCTCTGGTATTTCACCATTCGGAGATTTCAAATGGTGCTAGATTTTCGGATGTGTCCACTTGCTGACATGGTTTATCCGTCTGCAACCAAGCAGGATAGATCTGCCGTGAAAGACGCAAACAAATATCTGTAGAACCACAAGTTGAATGATTGCGAGAACACGAACTAATAAAGATATGAACAACGAAACAGACAAACAAAACGCGAGAGATTCTCGCAATTCAATTCAAACGCCTTGTTCTGGCAAATTCATTGTCAGCACATACGGATTTACATCTTGGGGTGCTGGTCACGACACTGAAACAAAGGGAAAAATCAAAGACACTGAAATGGTTTCAATTGTTGGAGGACTGTCAGGATTTATAAAGCTACTGGAAACATTTGTTGAAAAAAATCAAATAGAGAGGGGCGAAAGTATAACCATAACTATTTCTCAGAACAAGAATGTTGATTGCCCGAGGTAACGAGGTGCAATCCAACTCAGTGTTAGATTAGCCGTCTTTCGACGGCTTTTTTATTGCTTGCTTCATTTTATGCTTGCAAATCAATCAAAAATATGCTTTCGTTTTGAAAAATGAAAGAACTTTGGATTATTCGAGGATGGAGCGGAAGCGGTAAAACCACATTTGCAAATAAGCTTTGGCAAGAATCTGTATTAAGCGGATTGCTTGCTTTGCATGTTGAATCTGATATGTTCATGATCGATGAAAATAAACAATATAAGTTCGAACCAGCAAAACTTAAGCATTGCCATGAACTCTGCCAACACACAGCAGAAGCTGCGATGTTAAACGATTGAGATAGTGTCATCGTTTCAAATACATTTACGCGAAAATGGGAATATGAACCATATATTAAGCTTGCTAATAAATATGGATATACGGTTTACGTAAAAGAAATGGACGGAAATTTTCAGAATACGCATAACGTTCCTGATAATATCGTTGCACAACAAAAGCAACGCTTTGAGTATATTTAATCATTATATATAATATGAATATCGATAAAAATAGGGTCTATACAATTGAACATGAAGAATTCAAAACGCGCGAATGGGAACGCATTACAAAGTCATATAATTCAGACTTATTTCCAGAAGATGCAACATACTTAAAAAACGCAATGCGTCAGCTTGACCGTGATCCATCAATTGAATATATACAGATTCAAGGTGTGGACGAAGACGGGGTAATGGGGATTATGCTATATCGATCAAAGCCACAGCAACGCTTTATGTTGTCATAATGAAACGTAGATTTGTCATAAGTGATTTTCACTTCGGACACGAATCCGTATATAGTAAGTTTAAGGATGAAAACGGAATTTCGATTCGTCCATGGGCTTTGAATTCTGATGAAGGTGACGAAATCATGATAGAAGCCTATAATTCCATTGTCAAAAATGCAGATACATGTTATATATTGGGAGATATTGCAATTCCACGAAAAGCACTTGAGAAATGTTCTAAACTCAATGGACGCAAGATTCTAATTGGTGGAAACCATGATCATTACGGGGCTAAAGAATATCTAAAATATTTCGAAGATATTCGAGCGGGTTGGAAGATTGGAAATTTATTGCTCTCACATTATCCGATTCATAGCGCGTCAATTCCGCATTGGTGTATCGCTAATGTTCATGGACACACGCATCAACGTAAAATCAGGATTCCAATACTGGAAAAGAATGCAGATCCCGGTTCTACCGATTCATGCATTTACGATCCTAGATACATAAATGTATGCGTAGAGCAATCAATTTATCCAACAAACATCGAATCAATAACAGGATTTAAATACTAATAATTATGTTTACAGTAGAAACACGTATTAACGGAATGTTGATTAACCACATATATGGACATAACGAAGGAAACATAGGAATGGGATTGTGCAAATATACATATGAATTTTATGATGTGGAAAATCATAATCTCAAAAAAGGAAGCGTTGAACACAATAGACAAAACGGAATCAATGCGCTAATAGCGACGATTATTGAAGATATGAACAAGAAAGAAAAGGAATCAGAATAACACATGGCACAACCAACACCATCAGAATTCGCATTAATGCAACAACGCATCCAAAACACCGGAAAACCGGATTATTCATATGGACATATCCGCTGTTATGACGGGCCGATTCAATTGATCTTACCAACGCAAGACGTTGCGATTAAGCCGCCTATTTCCATTCTTGATATTGGTAGCGGTTGCGGGTTCGGATATCAATCCATGATTCAGCATTTGCGAATTGAGAATTATCTTGGGATTGAACTCGATGCGGATTCGGCTTATCATCATCGTAGCATTTTGAAGGATGAGAATCATAAAGTAATGAATGATGATTTTATCGAAGTAATGACCGGAAAAGACAAATATGATTTTGTATTTTGTATTGAGGTAATCGAACATGTTGATCGTCACGTTCTTGATAAATTCTTTGAGCACATCAGAACGACGCTAAAACAAGGCGGTAAGCTCTTCCTGAGCACACCAGAAGGTAATCCTAAGGATGAAGACTACAATCCGCATGGTGAGTATTCAGAGACGTTTTTACGCGAAATCCTGCACGAAAAAAAATTCAATGATGTTGTTGTCTTCAGGCATAATTGGACAAAATTATATATCTGCGAATAATGTTTACTTTTGCAAATAACAAACAATCTTATTAATACGAATGAACGAAAACAATAATAACGAACATGACGAATATAGTCACGCTCAAAGCTATATCGATTTAATGGATCGTCTTGAGCAATTTGAGAACCCTTCACGTCAGCAAAATAATAAGATGCTCATCGATGCATACGGAATCGTCTATGGACTTGCAAAGTCGCTTGCAGTGATGCTGCTACTTAATGCGTTAGATCCGCTTTCAACGTGGATTCCGCATGTTACCTTTTTGCAGGCTTGTGCGATTTATTTTCTGCCGAAGCTGATCGTAAAGGGGGAATTCTGACATGGATTTTACCGAAAAAGTTGTAATCGAACTAGACGAATATCTTGCATTGTTGGACGATCAGAAAATTATCGATTACCTAGCTGATCCGAATCAGAATTACGCGCAAGTTTCGCTACCAAAGGAATGCGTTTTGAATCACTTAGATTCCTTTCGCAGCGCGGTTCTCGAATGCATGGAAAAATATCCGCTGTAATTTTTTTTATTTTTTTTAAAAAAAGTGCTTGAAATCGTTTTTGATTCATGTTCTATTATAAACATGAAAAATAAAACAGACGCAATCAGCAGAGAAGAATTCGGAGTAAACATCCAAGGGCATATTGTAAGAGTTTATGGATCTCTTTTCAATCTTGCAGGAAGCCAAGAAAAGGCACAAGAAATAATCCTCAAGTGTCTTAGCTTTTATAATGAATCGCCGACATGGGGATCATTGACAAAAGCAATTAACTATATTTCAAGCATTAAACAATAATAAAAATCTTTTTTAAAAAAAGCATTGACTCAAGCAAGTTGATGCTTTTTTATTTGAATCATGAAATGTAAAACAATTAATTCAACAGAAGTTTCGAAATCGCTTATCAATGCAGTAAAATATGCATGGGAAGATAGATTTCTAGGCATTGACGAATCCGACGAAATTGAGAAGCTAAAAGCAGTAGATGGATTCTTTTACTCATTAGATCCAGAGTATATGATTGATTTACGCGAAACTTGGATTTCACAATCAAACTGGAATTTGTCTTTATTCGATTGGGCTTGTGTCATTCTTAAAAATGCATAATCATGAAAGAAAAACCTATTCACCTGAATTCAATTTACACGCTGAAAACACCCATCGTTTTCTCGGATGACTTCGAAGATCATAACGTAATCCGCTTTGCAATCAGTAGCTCAATTGGTTGCATATCCATCGAAGCATTTGATGCATCTATGATCGATTATTGCAAGCATCTTGACGTCGAGGAATCCGTTGACTTTATAGATGCTTTTCTGCAATCGGAAAACGTTGAATTCACAATCGAACACATTTAAAAAAACTATGGCAAAAAAACGCATTACAAACGAATCTGAATATCAGATCGCAAAAGATCAACTTGCGCGACTTGAAGCAAAGCTATCAAAATTCAGCAAACCATCACAGGGATCGGAAATCATCATGGCAGAGCTTAGAGATGCAATAAGCGAATGGGAGGCACGCAAATGAGCAACACAAATACACCACTGACCGACGAAGCAGAGGTGACACTTGAAGGACACAAGGTGGTCTTATCATCATTTGCCCGCAATCTCGAACAAGAGAATATCCGGCTGACAAAAGCGTTGCATAATGCAAATCAAAGCGTTGGATCGTATCAATCGCAAATTGAAGCATTAGAGCTGAAAATAAGCACATTGAAGAATAAAACAAATTATATCGGAAATTGGTAAAATATGAATACAATTAACACACGGTTAGAGAAGATTGAAGACGAAGTAAAAGCGATTCGTGAAGAATTGAACAAGAATGAACCTGTTTTCAAGGTTGGAGATTGGGTTACGCTGGATTCGACTACATATCGTTCGGAGTTTACAGGAAGGATCGCATCTATTTCTGGAGATAGATTTTCTACGCTTGAACCACTTGGCAGTCTTAGATATTGTTCAGGTTGGAGTATATATGCTTTCAGAAAAGCAACCAAAGAAGAAATTCTGAATAAGATTGCTAAATATGAGGTCGGTGAAGAGGTGTGGAGTAATCACCACGGCAATTTTGCCACTATCGCGAGTAGAAGTATTGATAATTGCGATCGTGTTGCATACAATGTTGTAAGTGGAATTTTACATACTTCAGGATTGATGGAGTCCGATTTTGAAAAACGTCCTCAACAAAAATTTAAGGTTGGTGATAGGGTCATTTCAAAAAGCCATGCAACACCAAAGCCTTATACAATAAATTATATTTATTGGTGGGGTGGAAAATGGCTTTATGCTGAATATCCAGAAGATAGTTTTAATGGTTGGAGTCAAGACGATAGCAATCTTGAGCTCTACATCGAACCAAAAAAACGAATTCCAAAGTCAGGACAAATCTGGAAATATCGTGATAATTATTACCTATTATTGCAACGCACAAATGGTTCGCTTCAATGTGTATCTATTCTTGATTGTGATACTGCTTATCTTGGCGACTTTCACATTGATGGAACCGAAGAATATATTTGTGACTTCAATGACTTTAATCCGAAAGAATACATATAATGAGCCACTATCACGAATACGCAATTGAACTCGATGAGGAATATCGCAAATGGTGCGAAAAAGCTGATTCGCTAAAAATGCGATTTTATGGAAAAACATTGTCGGACATAAAACCTGGAACATTACTTTATCAAAGACCAGATGGATCAATCGATATAATCAAAAACGAAGAAGTGGCTATATCCAATGGCTTATTTACCGATCCCACAAATGATCTATTAAGACTTGCATATCCAGAATGTACACACAAACCACCAACCTCATTTGAGCGATTTAAATTATGGGTGCACAACTTATTTGATGGAAAATCAAAATCATGAATTACATTATCATTGTATCCATTATCATGTCACTTGCCACAATTGTCGAGTGCTACGGTATAAAGAAAAATGATGGAACCAACGGAGACGCAGGAATTTCCTTCATTGCAGGTGCTATTTTATGCTTGTGCATTGGAATCGGATGTTTTATGCTCAGAAAAGATAAAGCAGATAGCGAACGAGCATCATCAACGCAAATCGAACAAACAACCAACTCAACACAACCATGAATACATGTGAACTCAACGGACAACAATACACGCTTACAGTCAACGATGATAAGACTTTGACGCTTACACCTACAGAAGAGGAGCTCACACTCGAAGAAGAGATTAACGAGCATCCTGGACGCTTCGAAACGCTATGTGGATTCCCTGAATTGAAAAAATTCCACTGAAGCTGGATTAGGGCTAAACGTTATGAGATTGTATCGGATCTTTATAATTGTCATGGATCGGATATTAATTACGAGGTGTTTTGCGTAAAGATTGGTAAATGGTTTGAAATCTTACGTCGTAATCAATGGCAATTGAGACACAATTGAGATTAAGCGAACATTAAGCGATTTTGATGGGATGTAAAAACCTACTGGTTAACCTACGGAAACCTACTGGTTTCTTTGTGAAAACCAGCAGCTAACCAGTCTTATTTAATTTAATATAATTTAGTTTAATTCAATGTAGTTCTGTTCAATTCGGTTTGGTATGATTCAATTCGGTTTAATTCGATATAATTTTGTTCAGTATGCTTGCAATTTTATTGAAAGTGATTATGCTTGTATTGTGCGTAAAATAAGGTTGAATCATAAACATAGTTTTTTTAAGTTGGCTCGCTCCGTTGGTTCATACCATTTACGCACAAATTCGGGGCGGGCCTTCTTTTTATAAAATGCGTAAAATTAAAAATTGGTATGAACTTACATCCTACATTATTTGAAGAGTATCACTATCTTCGTTTCTCGAAAAAGATTGGCGATAAGTGCGATCATTATTTATTGGCACTAGGATTCTATCTTCAGAGAACTCAATCTGTTTTATTTTCGATTGAATCCGTTGATGAGTTTCATCATCTTTGCAGAGCCGGTGATGATGTTGAACCGCAAGCGTTATTTGATGCTTTTATTGAGGCTGGATTTATCGAAGAAACCGAAGATGGACTTTTAAAGGGGTTATATTTCGAAGATGCTAATCGATCATTGATTGCTAGGTGGAATAATGGTCAAAAGGGTGGAAGACCAAAGGTAAAAAAAAAGCGTAATAAAGAAAAAGAAGTCTTGACAGAAAACAAATCTTCTAACAATGATGAAGAAGACGATATACCTTGGTAAAATTATGAAAACTATATTAAAAATACTAATCATATTTCTCATGTTGTATGCATGGGTTATATTTCAATCATTTGATCCTGTTATTTCATCGGAAGTAGCAACAAATCAAGTAAACGATTCAATTGAATCAAACGCATTCGTGGAAATCTATCAAAAATCTAAACCATTTGTTTTTGTAGCATGGTTTTGTTTTGCAACTTTTGTATCAATTCAATTATTCAAAAAAAAGGAAACAATTAATGAAAAATAAACTTATCATCTTGATTGCATTCTCTGTAATGCTTTCTTTTACTGCGTGCAAGCCATACAATCGACCTGACGTTATCGAGATTCAGAATAATGAAACGGCATTCTTGATCCCGCTTGAGGGAACTAGCAAATCTGGTCAAAAATCATTTGATTCAGTTGAATTCTTAGAGGATGCTAAAGTAGCAACCAAGCGCATCATGGTTCCGAAACGTTGGTTTCAAAAGGGACGAATGTATTTCTCTGGTGAATATATTCCCACGTTGAAAGTTATTACCGTAAATCGGACTCCAATGACCAGGGAATGGCAACCAAAACAAGAAAATGGAAAGCTTGTTGGTGGAGTTGGTGTTGAATCGAGGGACTCAATCGGTTTTGCCGTTGGAATCAATATCACTGCACAGATAGAAGAACCAGATACCGCAACATTTTTGTATTACTATCCAAGTAAAGAATTACATCAAATCATTGATTCAAATATCAAGGCAGATGTTCAAGCGGGACTTTCTCGCGAATTCGGGAAACGTGATCTTGAGGATTGTAAGACTCAAAAGAACGAGGCCTTTGATGTTGTTAAGGCTGAAATTGTCGAAAAGTATAAACAATACGGAATTACTATTACTTCTTTGGGTCTTGCTGGGGGTCTTTGGTTTGAGGACAAGGAAATCCAAGATTCAATCAATGCTGCATATGTTGCGGAAATGAAGATCAAGCAAAAAGAGCAAGAAAAAGATGCTCAGAAGTTTGAAAATGAACGACTTCTTTCAATTGCAGAAAACGAACGCAAGCAGGCTGATATTTTTGCACAAGCGGCAGAAGCAAGAAAGAAAATGGTTCAGACTGAAGTTCAAATGAAGATGGTTGAGGCCTTTGGTGTTGCGGTTAGTAAGTGGGATGGTAAGACTCCAGAAACACTTATTCTTGGAGGTGAAGCTACAAACTTACTTTATCAATTAAAACCATCTGAATAATAAATAATATGAGCCAGATTAACTTCTGGCTCTTTTTTTGTTGACAATCCATAAGAATCATCGAAGGATTGAGGAAAACAACGAAAGGATAACATTATGGCAAATATCATAAAAGGCGATATGACAATAACGTTTACAGAAGACAGTAAACCTATTAGTGTCGTTGAAAAGCTAACTGAGAAAGAAGCAAAAGCAATCACGCTTGAGGTGTGGAGATATTTGAGAGATCATCCGGAAATAGATTCTAAGGTTTTTTTACCATCGAAGCTCTTTTCAAAGATCGAAAATCTAAGAAATGAGTGTCCATTGTGTGAACTTTTCCTTGAAAGTGAAGAATTGATTAATCCTGGTTGTGAGAGTTGTCCGCTTGCGGAAGCTGGGCATAAATGCCAAGATGCTGGTGAAAACGCATATGAAAAATGGGCATTTCACTCAAACAGCAAACGGCGCAAAGAAGCGGCCGCAACAATTGTTGAAATTGTAGAAAGGTGGGAAGTGTGAAGACAGAAAACAACAGATATACCGTTAAGCGTGGAAAGTATGCTCCATATATTATGGACAATGAGCTAAACAGGGAAGTTTGTGTATATACGGCGGTTTTTCTCCTTAATAAATTTGCAGCGAGAAATAAGGACGAAATAGAAAAACTCAATTTTTATGAAAATGCGCATATAGCAAATAAAAAGCTTGCAATCAGCAAGTAAACACGCATTTTTAAACAAAAGGAAACATTGTGGGATATAATACAACGGTTGTAATTTATAACGATTGTCTTGATATGATTAAAGACGATCCTGAATTCGGAAAGAACCTCTCGGAAGCAATATCAAGAGTTGGGTGTTGCGGCAAACATGAAACTTTATACGCTAGAGGTGAACGTTGTTATGGAAATGTTGGATTAGTTATTGAAGCGCATCACGCAGATGAAACGGTTTGCGTATCCGTCGGACAGAATTATGGAAGTATTATAAAAAAGAAACATTATGAATACACGATTTGATTATAAGCAATGTTGTCTAATCTACGACAAGCCAACGGGTGATTACCTGAATACGGTTGATGCTGTATTCGCAGCTATGGAAAATAAGATCCAGACGCTACAGAATAAGCTTGACGACGAACCCGTTGAGCGCATTCGGTGCTTTGCATACAACATGGAAGTTGACAATAACTTAGATTGGGTTATTGAGGTTCATGGAAATGATCTTGTTTGTATTGATGATAATGGAAGTCAACTATTATCACCAGCATGGACAATCGAGATGATAGAACAAAACGTAAAAAATGGAGTGTGGGAAGAATTCTACGTAGACGCATATGAAAGAGAAACAATTTGAGATCAAGCCGGTATCGTTCGAGTTTCGTTCGGATGATTCCACCGTTACGTTGTCGCTGCCTCGTGAAGACGGCGAAGATTACGAGATTATGAATAATTTTGATCAAAGAATCTTATTGACAAGTGCTGAAATACTTGCAATTGCGAATCTGATTCTGAATCTGAACAGGCAGGTTCAACCCGAACCGGAGAAAGAACTAAGCGCGGAGAGTGAGTGATGACAGACGAACAAATAAGAATTAAGTTGGCTGAGTGGGATGGGTGGACAAACATAACCACTGATTTTGTTCGAGATGATTTTGGAGAATTGCATGAAATCCTTATTGGTCAGAATAATGGAAGTCGCCTTGAGGCTATTCCAAGCTACCTAAATGATCTTAATGCCTGTTATAGCTTAGAAGAAAAGCTTGATTTTGAGCAACGCAGACGATATGCAGATAAGTCTTGGATGGTTGCAATTAGAGATTATGAGAAAAACCATATGTCTACACAGGAAGATGGTTGGTTTATTCACTTACACATGACCGCACGTCAACGTTGTGAGGCTTTGTTAAAAACAATAAACATGTGGGAATAATGGACATATCAAAAACACCAATATGCAAGGAAAATCTGATGAGGATTACACTCGAATGCGGTATGGGATGCGAGGTAATTCCGCTTGACGTTGCAATGAGACTTGAGCATGATCTGATCGCGTGGAAGGATTTATCAGGCGATCAGATGATCAGGATACTCCAGCTTGAATCACGAATTAAAGAACTCGAAAAGAAAGGATAATATGAGCGACGAACAAAATACAGAACGTGCATTACCGGAGATGAACGACCTCGAGCGCGAAATGGTAGAGCATCGCGAGCGGTTTAAATCGCTATTTGTCGGCGGTTTTGCACCAATGCCAAAATATGAATATGCACGCGTGTTTCCGCACAATCCATATTGCTGGGAAGAGCTGGAGAATAATTTATTCATCGTAACAGGATGGTCACAATTTTCGCAATCCTTTAGCACTGCAATTGTGGCTCGAAATGAGTTTGCGACTTTGGTTGCAACGAACATGAGGCGGAAAATGGGAGACGCAAGATTATGAATGAGCTACAAGAGACGATAAATGAACTTAGGTGTTATGTGTCGGATGGATACGCAAACGAGCTCCTGGATGAAATAGAACGCATTGTGAACGGCGATGATGAAGTCTTCGAAATAGAGATAGCACTTATTGCAAATAATTTTTTTGAAGATCAATGGCCAAGTTGCGTTGATTTCGCGGAAAATTTGATTGACAAGTTCGTGGTAATCCGAAAGACTGAACTCGAAACCTGCGAATGTGGGTGTAAGCATTAACAAAAGCATTATTATGGAAAAATTTACACTAAAACAATTCAGCTTGTTTATCTCAATTATATCATTGCTTTTCATTTCTTCATGCATTGAGTGTTGGGTTTGGTATGCGTTTGATGATAAATTGTCAGAATTGACAGGATTTACAGAACTTGGAAACGTATCATTTTGGCACATGTTAGCATTTACAACATTTTTAAAAGGAATGTTCTCGCGACCAAAATATGAACAAAATAAAGATTGAATCATGTTCGAGCACAACGACATATTGACATCTGTCGAATTTCTGGATTATCGTCCATCGCAGCTTGTTGAATTTAGTTTTAGTTTCGGTGAGCCAGCAAATCTACATGGTCATCCCGATACATGGGAGCCTCCTACAAGTCACAGATTGCAAATCAACAAAGTCTTTTGTGCAACAGGTTATTTGAAGCGCAATGCAGAAACCGAATCATTATTTGATGCAATCGAAAAACGACTATTGGTAATGATTGAGGTTGGATATTTCGACCATCTTAAAAACAAATGGAACGACTAATCACAGTTATTTTAATGGCAGCCTGCTTTTGGTTTGTGTCGTGCGAAAGCGGAAGCGTTGATGACATGCTTGACGGACGAGAATCTATAACGCTGCAAGTCGATGGCAATTCAATGTATCCGACGATAAAAAGCGGTGAGCATGTTACGATTGATTTGACATCTGATTTTAATTCGGCTTCTGTCGGAGATGTGATTGTTTTCAAAACAAATCGCACCATAGGACAACCATATGAATTAATCGTGCATCGTATTATCAGCGTAGGTGATGGAGTCATTCGAACAAAGGGCGACAACAATCAATCGCTTGATTACTATGCAGTTACGCGCAATAATTTTATCGGAATTGTGAAAAATAAGATTGATTTTTCTGGAAAGATTATTACATTGTAGAAAAATGAAAATGAAAGACCACAGAAAAGAATCCCAGATTGATCTTTTAAGATTGAGTGCAATCTTTTTTATCATTGGATTTTTAGCTTTAGCGTTAGTATGGGGTTCTAACGTGCGTCAAAGCATAGCTTGTAATATGTCGGGTTTTGTATCCTTGTTATTTTCATCGCAAGTTTCCGTAAGCATATAAAAGCAGGAAACCTGTGTCCGGTCAGGCAATACCGGATTGTTCTTTGAATTATTAATTTTCTTGGAATTTCTTCATTTCTCCTAGAAGATTAATCGATTTTACGGTAATCGTGGCGGAATTGGAAGACGCTACCGACGGGTAATACGGTTCGATTCCGTAATTGTCTGGAGACTATGCAGGTTCAAGTCCTGCCGATTGCCAACACTTTCAACAAAAACGTTGAAAAACACATAAACATAAACAATAACTTAAAATAGAAAGAGAGTAAAAAACGAGTTAAGAACGATTATAAAAGTATAAAATGAATTTTGTTTGAATTTAAAGGAGTAGGCCGTTCAGAAATGGACGGTCTTTTTTTGTATTTTTTTAAAAAAAGTGTTGACTTAGTTGTTTTGTTGAATGATTATACAATTATTGAAAATCATAAAAGAAAGAAAACTATGAAAACCTACGAAATCGACTACTACAAAACCGAAGGCTTAACCCCAGACGAACTGAATGTAATGCGTAGCAATCAATCTGGAATTTGGCTATGCGGACAGAGCGTAAAAGCAGAATCTCAGAGAAAAGCCATCGTTGAGGCAAAGAAAATTTATGGCGATCAAAAGATTCGCATTTCGAATAATCGTTAAATAGTATTAAATACAAAAAATAAAGATAGCCGCTATCGAAAGGTAGCGGTTTTTTCGTATTTACATAAAAAGATTTAATGCATTTGACAAATGAGTGAACATTTATATACTAGTCGACATTAGCTAATTATAATGGGTAAACAATCGTTGCAGAACGAAACACAATTTGCGCAATTAACGGGTAACGCTCGATTTGATCTTGTCCGATATGAAACACTTGAGGATGAACAATATCTAGTTGTGCCGGTTGTGATGATAGTCGAGGGAGTCCTAAGTGGATCAGCTGGGCCGATACTCTATGTCAAAGATGAAATAGCATCACTTCCGAGTGCATGGAATTCCAAACCTGTGGTAGTAAATCATCCAGCGGGAGAAACTGCAACAACAAAAGCATACCGTGATAGCAACGGAATCGGGCAGTTGATGAATACAGGTTCCGATAATAAGGGGCCGAATGGACTTACGCGGCTTGTGTCCGAAACATGGCTCAAAGAATCGCGTGTTCAGAAGATTGATTCTCGTATTTTAGAAGCAATCAAGAATCGCCAGATGGTTGAAGTATCGACTGGACTCTGGTTCAAGTTCGAGGGAAAGGAAGGGGAATTCAATGGAGTTAAATATAATGGAATTGCGCGTGATATTGTGCCTGATCACCTCGCTATATTACCAGATTCAATCGGAGCTAGTAGTATTGCTGACGGGGCTGGGCTTGTTCGCAACGAAAAAACGGAAGACGATAAAACAATGAGCGAACATATTTATTTCAGTTCGGCATGTAATGAAATGTCGGATTCGCATTTGCGTGACTTGCTAACCAGAGCGATTAGAGAGGAATACGCAAACAAACCAGACGAATGGGTGTGGATTGAAGCTGTTTATTCGCAATCTCAATTTTTTATTTACGAAGATAAAAACGGATGCGGAAAGCGTAAATATAGGCTTGAAGCGGACAATGTAATTTTTGAAGGCGAACCCGAAAAGGTCATTCGCATAACAGAATATCGAACGGTTGACGGTGCTTTTGTCGGCAACTCAGCCAAAAACAACATAGAGGAGAAAACAAACATGGAGAAATCCGAAATTGTAAATGCTCTCATTAAGAATCGCGGATGGTCGGAAGACAAGCGCGAATCATTGATGAAGGCAGATGAATATATCCTCAATGCGTTGAACGCTGAACCTCAGATTAAAGAGGTCACGGTGGAGAAAACGGTTGAGGTGAAACAGGCGATCAATACCCGCGAGGATCTGATTGAAGCTATTGCAGACGATGCCCTGAAATCGCTTGTCGAAAATGGACTGAAGAAACTAGACGAAGAAAAACAGGCCGTTGTCAAGAAGATTCTTTCCGCTGAAAACAACCTTTTTTCTGAAGATGAGCTTAATGCTGAATCTTTGGAAAGATTAAACAAAATGGTTTCGCTTGTAGTCAAGGCGAAAAATCAAAACTTTGCCGGAAGTGTGGATCCTGTCGAAAATGAGTCAGAACCTACATTGCCGAAACTAGATCTTCCAAAAAATTAACAACTAAATAAAAATGGCTACGACCAAAAAAATGATCCTTCTAAAGAGGGATGAATTAGAGTTCACAAAGATTGCCGCTGCTGCAATCACCCCTGGACATCTCGTTGAGGTGACATCCGCTGGAAAAGTGCAGAAACATTCAACCGAAGGCGGATATGCTGAACGGTTTGTTGCATCTGAGCTTGTTTATAGCGGGAAATCGATTGATGACGCATATGCCGCAAATGACGAAGTTGTCGTAAAAGCACTTCGTAGTGGAGATGTTGCATACATGTATATCAAAGCTGGCGTTGGTGTTGTTGTTGGTGAAAAGCTGATTTCAGCAGGTGACGGAACTCTCAAGGGTGTTGCGGATGCGACGTCAGGCGGAGTCGTTAAAGATGTTATTGCAGTAGCTACCGAGGCAGTTGATTTGACTGCATCTGGAGCGGTTGCAACTCGCACTCCAGTTCGTATTAAGTAAGGAAAATTTATGAGCTATCAAAACATTTTGAATATGCTGTTGAATAATGACGGAGACATGAACATTCTTCGCCCATTTGTTCACTCAGACAATAAATCTTATTACACGGCAAACAACGGGAAAACTCTCGCATGGAATGCCGATGCAACCCTTCTCCATGAAGAATGGAAGATGATCGACGATACGGTTGCTGAATTGGTTCGCAAAGAACTTCCGTTTGTTACATCAATGCAGAATGCTGGATTGGTTAAAAACATTCCGAACGGTTTCGATATTGGAATCTTGCTATCTCAAAAGGCAAGTTCTAGCGGAGAAGCAGTCCAAAGTATGAGCGGTTTGCAAAAATCAAATGGCGATCGCACCGTCTACGAAGACGATTCAGTTCCGTTAGTTATTACATCGAGCGATTTCTCATTTCCATATCGTGAATTGAGAATGGCACGTCGTTTTGGTATTCCGTTGGAAACCCGTCGCATCAAGGACGCAACTTATGCCGTTGCAGAATTGATAGAAAACAGTCACTTGGGTAATATTGCTGCTCAGAAGTTTAATGGCTATGATGTTGCTGGTGTAAAGGTTGCTGGTTCAACGGCTACCAAGAACGACTTGACAGCTCCGACTGCTATTGCATGGACTCCTGCTACTACCTATCAGGAAATCAATACAATGATTGATATTCTGAAAACTACGCATCTGCAACGTGGTCCATTTAAGGTTTATATGGCAGCTGCATGGTCAAAGTATATGAATCTTGATTACAGCTCTAATTACGCAAACAAGACTCTATTGATGCGTTTGAAGGAGCATTCCGATATTGGAAGTATTGAAGAAATTCCGCTTCTTTCTGACGCTAAGTTTGATGTTATCATTCTTGCTCCGAATGAAGATTTCAACCGCACTGTAAACGGTATGGCAATCACTACATTGCAATGGTTTGAGCAGGGCGGAATGGATGCACACTTCAAGGTAATGGGCATCAAGGTTCCACAGTTCCGTGCAGATTATGCGGGTAAAACTGGTGCAATTTACGGATCAATCTCCTAATTGCTTATATTTTGAGCCGGATTGACGATCTTTCCGGCTCATTTTTATTTTTTTTGTATTAAAAGGAAACATGAACACACAAAAATATAAATTAAAACCGAATTGCGCTGAGCATTATATGTTCGGTAAAAAATTCGTTAGCGGTGATGTAATTGAAACCGTTATCGAGCTAGACAAAGTATATCCCGCGAAATTTGAACTAGAAGCTGAATTTTTAGCTCGCAATGAAGTAAAAACCGTATTGCAAGTTGTTATAAATAACGAAACAACCGCAAACGTAAAAGCAGAAGAAACTAAAGAAGAAGTTGCGGTAACTGTAGATACTGAGGTGAAGAAATATCCATTTGCCGATGAGGCGGGTTTATCAATTGTCGATCTTGGTCGCGGATGGTTTAACGTTATCGATCCTGATGACGGTGACAAAGTAGTAAACTCAAAAAAGCTACGAGAAAGCGAGCTTGAGCAATTTATAAATAACTACGTAAACGGAGTTGAGTAATTATGCCGCTTTGGAATCCAGATAAACGATATGAAGGACAAGACGTTTATATTATAGGCGGTGGCACTTCATTGTCTGGATTCGATTTTGAGCGGTTACGTGGAAAGAATACAATCGGAACAAATTACGCATATAAGCTCGGTAAAGATATTTGTAATTGCGTATTTTTCAGCGATTACAATCCAGCTAAAGCGCATGATTTTTTCACTACGCACTACGATGGATTAGCGGCTCACGGAGGTCTAATATTGACGCATAATAGCGCATTAAAGTGTAGACCTGAATCTTGGCTTAATTGGTATCCGCGAAAGCTTTCAGGGCTCTATAGGGACGCGATTGGATACAATTGGAGCAGCGGGGCAAGTGCTATAAATATGGCTCTGATTCTTGGGGCGAGCCGCATATTTCTGCTAGGGATTGATTGTAATGCACCAGATGGGAAATCCGTCGATTGGTATGTGGATAACGATCTAAAAGAACGGCAGCAGGTATTCTCTCAATTCACTGAGGGATTTTGTCACATTAAACGAACATTAAACATTGTTTTTCATGATGCTGAAATTATAAACTTAAATCCTGAATCCGCATTGGATATATTTCCAAAAGCATTACCTGAAGATTATTTATGAGCCTGCAAGACAAAGAAATGATAAGATTACTATCTAGCATAGTCATTATTGTAACACTACCAATAATGACAGGAATTTTAGCATGGGGAATGCTTAGGTTGGTAGATCATGAAACGAGATTAGCCGTTGTTGAAAATAATCAGATTGCATTTGCAAACAGTATAAATGAAACAAAGATTGATATAAGAGATCACGATAAAAGATTAAGCAAGGGGAATCTCTAATGGCTAGAACATCACAAGCTAACGTTGCATTGATTATAGAAATAGATGATGGTGATGATTTAACAGCGTTTATTTCTGTAGCAAATGAAATGGTTACAGAATTATGCACAAATAGCGGTTATAGCGATACGAGACTTGAATTAATAGAACGCTGGTTATCTGCTCATTTTTATACGAATTACAAACCACGCGCAAAAGCTGAAAAAGCTGCAACCGTTAGCGAGACAAAACAAGATGCAACGGATTTAGGTTTAAACAGTTCGTTTTACGGTCAAACCGCAATGCGATTAGATACAGCGGGAAGTTTAGCATCTCATGACAAAGCGGTTGTTGATGGGAATGCAGGAACTCCAGCCTTTATATTTTTAGGGACACTCACAGACGAACAAGAATCGCTTTTAGATTTAACGTAATGAGCTTAATTACACGAATGCGCAAGGGAACAGCGGTTTATTGGGCTAGAAGCACTAGAGATGCTTATGGTCAATGGACTTTTGCGTCTCCCGTTCAAATTAGCGTTCGATGGGAATGGATAGAATCATTGCATCAATCTGATAAAGGTGAAAAATGGATGAGCAACTCGACGGTTTATGTTGATCGCGATATGTCAACGGGTGATTGGTTATTTGACGGGACTATTCAAGATTTGACAAGCGAAAGTATTCCGCAATCAAATAGCGGTGCATTCCAAGTTAAGAAATTCGAAAAGGTTCCAACGCTTCGATATAATGAATATCTAAGAACTGCTTATTTGTAATGGCTGACAAAACAAAAACATTTGAATTCGACGGGTTCAAGCAAGTAATGGCTGGAATAGATCGTTCTAGACGCGATATCCAACGCGGTGTTTCTGTGGGGCTAAAGCGATCTGGGCTTTTTCTGCAACGGGAATCTATGAAGCAAGTTCCTGTTGATTTAGGACACCTCAGAGCAAGCGCATTTACTAGAAGAGAAGGAAACCTTTTAAATTCATCAATTTACGTTGGTTATACCGCTGAATATGCGGCAGCAGTCCACGAAATGCCAATGAAGCATAAGGGAGAACCGAGACAAGGTTATTATGTAGATGGTATTCGTAAAAAAGGTAGATATTGGGATCCTCAACCACGCGGAAAGAACAAATTTTTGGAAGATCCTATGAAAGATGCTCAAAACAGGGCAAAAATGAATCAAATCATAAAGGACTCAATCGTTCAATCTGTTAGTCTTGGGGATGAAGGCAAACAGGAGTTATATAAATAATGTATCCGGCATCACACATACTTAGACAAGCATTAGTTGACGATAGCGTTGCAGATTCATCACAGTCAGCGACGTGGTATTGTTGGTTGAATTATTTACCCGATGAATACTCTCAAAATGATACAATGTCGATTTATGACACTGCTGGAATTCAGTTTCAACGCACGCATTCCGGAGATACGTTATTCTACAAGGGCATTCAAATCTTATTTCGTGGACTAAACTATTCGACTGTTTATTCAAAAGCACACGCTACAAACGTAGTCATATCTCAAATTGCATGGCAGGCCGTTACACTCGGATCAGATAATTATATTATTCAGACAATTAATCAACAGAGCGATATTATTTCACTCGGTAAACAAGACGACAGCCACGGAAATTGGTTGTTTTCATGCAATTACGCAATGGTTATTCCGAATCTTGAATGTTATATCGATGTAACAAGCGATGACTATATAACAATTACATCAGATGGTTCAATTCCTATATTTTTAAGCTAATATGAATAAATTAAAATACATTTTATCATCATTGCTTTTTAGTGTTTCATTAAACGCCGTAACCTATAAAGCGAGCGATTATACATTTGCACAACATGAAGAAGCGTATCGAGTTGGAAACTCTGCTGTGATGGCAGAATTTGTTGACCGAGTTTCGTGGAATTCAAATGACGCTGCATTCGAGGTAATAACAGGATACGATGGAGTTATTCAAACGATTGGTCAGGAGTTTACAGAGGTTGTTCGAAATAATACAGGATCGACAATTCCAAATGGAACGATTGTAAAAGTAACTGGTTCGATTGGTGGTAGAAATACAGTTTCTCCCGCGATTGCAGACTCACTTGATAACATATCAGATGTTATCGGTGTTACAACTATGACTATACCGAATAATAGCTACGGTATTATAACGAAATTGGGAAAGCTGCACGATCTGAATACTAGCATGTATACACTTGGAGATAGATTATATCTATCATCATCTGTTGCCGGGGCATGGACTAGCACCGCACCTGCAATTCCATTATTGATTGGTCGCGTTACATATGTTCATTCCAGCTCTGGTGAGATTGAGTTGTCGCTACAGGACAAAAACGCATTGACTCTAGGCGGCCAACCTATAACTTATTTCACAAACGCTAGCAATATCACAACCGGAACGCTTGCAGACGCAAGAATAGCTAGCACAATTGCGCGTGACAGCGAAATCACAAGCGCAATCAACGCTTTATCCACAGTATATCAACCATTAGATGCAGATTTGACCGCATGGGCGGCAATCAATCCAACAACGTGGGCAGGATCAAGCGCATTAAGTATCGCGGCATCGCAAGTGAGTGACTTTGATACTGAGGTAAGCAACAACACAGACGTTGCAGCCAACACAAGCGCAAGGCACGTTGCGGTAACAGTGACGGATTCGAGCGAGATTGATCTAGCGTTAACAGGACAGGATTTGACAGCATCATTAATTTCAGGATCTATTGATGAGACAAAGCTAGATACAAGCGTAAATGCATCGCTGGATTTGGCTGATAGTGCTCTGCAATCATCGACAATAGGGGTAACGGTGCAAGCGTATGACGCTGATCTGGACGATCTTGCTGATGGGTCTTTGAGCGGATCGAAGGTGGGAACTGGAATCAACGGAGATAATGTTACTACAGGAACGATTGCTGATGCGAGGATTGCAAGCACTATTGCTAGAGATAGCGAAATTGAATCATCTATAGATGCGGTTATCGACCGCAGATCTTACACGCTATCATGGGCTGGAACCACTACATCGTTACACCTCAATAATGCTGACCTGATGCAGTCTGGTCGCGTTATTAAATCGATGGTGATACGCAACGCCGCTGCGGGATCATTCAAGATCGGTAATAGATCGGTGCTCGACTATTACGCAGCATCAGTTACTACTACAACAACAAAGCCGACGACTGTCGCACTTACAAACATCACTTGGAATTGGACAGATGGGAGGATTGTATTTACTCCGCTGTCGAGTTACTACGGAACGATCACTGTCGATATTGAGTTTGTCGATAACCCGGCTCCTAGCTATGTAACGAGCGAAGAGACCCTTACCTTGTATGCTGCTAGTCTCGGTTACAAGATCACAGACACAGGAGTCCAATCAACTATCACCTCATTTTTTGAGGCGATTTCAGGGGGGCGAAACACTGTAAAATTTACCGCCGAAGGCGTGCCTGGCATCTACGTAAAAATCACACCAACGCAAGACCCATTATCAGCTCCAATCCTCACCGAACTTGGATACTCAGACTCATCGGAACATCCAGTATGGACGGTTGGCGGTGTGCTCAAATCAGCGTTTTATGTGGCGAAATATGAGGGAGTCTTGATCAACGTATCGACCGGTGCTATCGTGGCCAACACATCTACAAAAGTAAATACAGCTTATCGGATAGCATCACTCAAGATGGTTGATCCTGTCGCGGATATTAATTTTGATGAGTCTATCACGATTTGTCGCCAAAACGGCACTGGATACCACCATATCACCAATGCAGAGTGGTCATACCTCTATCTCCGCTCATTAAGTCTGTCCCACGAACCGAGAGGGAATAACAACAATGGTGCAGATTACTCAGTGTCATCCGAAAAAGGAACACTTGTTGCAGGCTCATATGATGCTACCGACATCCGCACACTTACAGGGGCTCCCTATAACGCATGGAGTCACGATAATACCGCTTATGGAGTGATGGGTCTTAATGGTAATGTGTTTGAATGGGTCGCTGGATCTCGAACAAATAACGGCGAAATCCAGATCATACCGGACAATAATGCCGCACTCTCAACGACTGATTTTGGAGTATCATCTACCGATTGGGAAGCTATATTGGAGGATGGTTCGGAGGTCACACCCGGAACGGCACTGACACTCAAATGGGATCATAGTGCAGCGGATGGCAGCGGGAATCTGATCCTGAAAGATGCTATCACCTACTATTCGTCGGAGTCGACGTTTGCACAGACTCAATTTAACGCAATAACAGCGTCCGGTGTAACAGCACCATCCATCATCAAGGCATTAGGATTTTTTCCGATGACTGCCGCAGTCCCGACGCGAGGTAGATTTTACGACCGCAACAATGGCGAACGGCTACCGCTTCGCGGCGGCACTTGGATCAGCGGCTCCGCTGCTGGGGTTGCTGCGCTCTACAACGGCTACACCCGCAGCGCTCGCTACGGCATTGTCGGGGTGCGATCCGCTTTTGTTGAGTAACCTGAAAACATTACGTTATGATACGGCTATTAAATCCACATTTCGAAAATCCACGCATCACCCACATCGATGAGGTAGAGGCAACCCCTACCGAAATCCGCTTTCGCTGGAGCGACGGAACCCACCCACTCGGGTCTCCAGTAACGGTTACCAGAGTGGAACTACCAGCCACATCAGATGGTGAAACAATCATTCTCGAACCATTGGACGCTGTGCAATCCTATCTGCAACTTGCCGCTACAATCATACCGGAACCCCCACTAAAATCGCGAATGTATAAACGCTGGATGGAATTACCGGCAGAGATACGGGGACCCTTCATGAAGGACTGGCAGGCAATCAATGGAGCACTTGAGTTAGGCGATATAGCCGGAGCAAGTGAAGCACTTAAAGCGGCAACTGTGCCAACTGAACTGGAACCGCTGAGACAGGAATTTCTTACAATGTTCGACGCATAAGGTGAAGCGATATGAGCGAAGAATCGATAGAGGATATCATAAGCGAAGCATCTGCAATTGTAGATGTATTTCAAACACAGCTTGACCGGATCGAATCCAAGCTGGATTCGCTGTTACAACGAATAAAACCAGTCATAGATGAGTCTGAGATAGAGATAGAAACCATAGCTGATCTCGATATAGCAAGCTTTATATATGGTAAGAAAAATACATGCACAATCTTGAGTAAAGTTTGGACAGATGCGCAACGAATTGAAATGATTAACATGCATCGCAATATGGGATGTAATCATTTTGTTGTAGATTTATTATGTTCAAATAATTGGTCAGAAGAATCGTTGCCAGATTATTGGAATGGAGAACCAAGGCAAGATGTTCATATCGGGAAAGGTGAAGAGTCCGAAGCAGTAAGAATTTTAACAATGATTCGCGATGCAGGAATGTCGATTGCGGCATATCATGCGAATGATGGTAAAGATGATATTAATAATGAATCCGTATGGACAGATGAGATATTAGCCAATTATTGGACTCGCATTATGCGGAAAGTTGCAACTACGAAATATAAAGATGGCAGTCCATTGGTAAAAGAAATTATATTCAAGCGCGAATTTGACGATGTTGGAGAACGATCCATCAATAGCGTTATAAATATGCTGAAAGTCATACGAAATGAGATGATAGATGGGCAAACGCTATGGACGCATAATGAATCCTTTAATCCAATTGTATTGGAATCCGTTTTTCAGTATATTGATGGTTTAAGAATTCAATCCGGTGGTGATAATATCTGCGATATGATAGATAATAATCGCGATATTATGGAATTTTGCGTAGAACATGGAAAGCTTTTTAAATTTGCAGAATATCCGGTAAATGGAGTATTTAATGGATTTGAACATCCAGAATATGGAGATGAGCTCATATCTATCGGATTAAAATATCCAGAACTATTTAAAGGTGTTGATATGTATTGCACCGTTCAGGATATTAATACTAGTTTTTCGTGGGATAAAGTAGATGTAGTCGGTAATAGCTTTGGCTTATCTAATATTTCAAGCTATCCAGAACGCGGTGAAATCTCAGGACTTAATATCCATCGTGGCAACTATTGGGGGGACGAAAGCTGGTATTGTAACATCAGTTATGATGGTCTTGAAGATTGGATAGGATATGATGTTTTTGGTGATGGGAAAATACTTGATGGTAGACAATACATTCTCGTCGAACGCGATGGTAGATGGATATGCGCATTTTTTGAATGGTTTGGAAAATGGAGCGAAAATGGTTTGCACGCTTGGGGGAATCTGAATTTCGATCACACGAATTTGTTAAAAGGAACTCCACTTGAGTATCCATGGCAACCAAAATCTGGAGAAAAATATGGCTTTATATTGGCGACTGTAGCTAATGCTGAATCCGAAGGAAAACGGGCAAGAACGCCTATATATTGGTTTACATGGCCACAATAAATCGTTCTCAAAAAATTGCAATTAAACATATGTTCACTATTTTAAACAACAAGGTTAACCAAGGAAAATAAATTATGGCACTCTTACTTAATGGTCACGATACATCAATCACTTTCGCAAGCGATAGTTCGCCTGGAATCGAATGCGATCTCATCTCATTTACACCATGGGGATTTACGGTTGCGACAATTGAACAGACTACAATGTCGAACGCTAAATACAAGACTAAATCTGCAAGCCCGCTGATTGATGTCACTCCGGCTACCGCTGTATTTGCATATTCGACTGATGATATTGCAAAGATTCTTGCATTTCAAAACACAAGTCAATTGGTTACTGTAACCATGCCTGATAATGGGACTGAAGCTGTAAACGCATTTGTAAGTTCAATGACTCGCAGTGAATTGACTAGCGAAGGAAGACCTACTTTGACAATGGAAATTATGCCTACCATGTTGAGTAGCGGAACTGAAACTGCTCCAGCTTTTGCGTAATAAACAATAAACAAAAGGAAACACAATGCTGAAAGTAAAAACTGGTTATAAATACGAACCCGTTCAGATTGACGGAGTTGATTATGAAATCAGGGAACTAAACGGAGTCGATGCAGAACGTTGGGATGACGTTGAAAAAGGTTTTATGGAGTTTGATTTTTATGTAAATGAAGATAAAACAACTGGATACAAACCAAGAAAACTAAATCCAACTGTCGGAAATTCATCTCTTCTTATTTCTATGTGTCTTTTTAAAAAGACAGAATCTGGATTCGAAAACGTTCCGCAAGATTTAATCGGTTCATGGGTTCATACTGCACAAGATGCACTTTTTGATAAGTGTCAAGAAATCAATTGCTTGGGAAAATATAAAAAAAAATAATTGATAGATTAACATATGCGGAGTGGTCTTGGTTTGAGATCGCTTCGCATTTGAGAATGCCGGTATGTATGGTTAAATCTATAATGCCAAAATCAGAATATGAAAAATGGCCATTATATTTTGAGGAAAAAGATAAAGAACATAGTAAAATCGAATGGTTACTAGCTCAGATTCTATATTTTATATCGACACAGAAAATGATAAAAGGCGATCCTAAGTTAGAATCGTTTTTCCCGAAAAAAGTAAAAGTAACCAGTGCAAAAGAAGACAAAGAAGCAAGGAAGAAAAAGATAAAAGCGGAATTAGTCAATTTTGTTGTGATTGGAAAGCTGATGGAAGGCAAGCAAATTCGTAAAAAGTAAATGTCATTCGGAGCGGTAGATTTAGGTTCATTGGTAGTTCGGTTGAATGCGGATATTTCTCGCTTTGAGGCGAACATGAGCCGCATGGAATCGCGAATGAAATCGAGCATGGATAACGTGACTCGAACGGCAACGCGAGCTGCTGGTGCTATTTCTGCCGCCGTCGCTGCGGTATCTGTAATTGGAGTAAAACAATTTGCTGAATTCGAGTCATCATTTGCAGGCGTTCGAAAAACGGTTGAAGCTACTGAATCAGAATACGCGAAATTGCAAGAAACATTTCGAGCAATGGCAACGCAAATTCCGATTAATGTTAATCAGATTAACCAAGTTGCTGAAGCTGCCGGACAATTGGGAATCCAAAAAGAGAACATAGCAGCGTTTGCGAAAACAATGATAGATTTGGGTAATTCAACGAATCTATCAGCCGAACAAGCCGCTACAGAATTAGCGAGATTTGCAAACATTATGCAAATGCCGCAAGATAGTTTTGATAAGCTTGGTTCGACGATTGTTGCACTCGGAAATAACTTTGCCACAACGGAGGCGGAAATCGTTGATATGGCTATGCGATTAGCTGGTGCCGCTAAAACGGTGGGAATGACAGAATCTCAGGTAATTGCACTGTCTACCGCATTGTCGAGCGTTGGTGTCGAATCCGAAATGGGTGGGACGGCAGTCAGTCGCTTGATGATTGAAATGTCGAAGGCTTCAAAAACTGGAAACGAAAGCCTTGAAGTTTTTGCAAGTATTGCCGGATTAACAAGCTCTGGTTTCAAGCAAGCATTCGAAAAAGATGCAGTCGGCGCATTACAGCAATTTCTCGTCGGTCTGAATCGGGTAAAAAAAGATGGTGGCGATGTTTTCTCAATAATTGAGAATCTTGGATTAGATGGTGCAAGATTGACGGATGTAATGATGCGTATGTCGGGAGCTAGCAACGTGCTATCAAAAGCGATTGCAATGGGCAATACAGCGTGGAACGAAAACACTGCATTGACAGAAGAAGCAAGAAAACGCTATGAAACATTATCATCCAGATTTACAGTTCAGATTAATAGAATAAAAGATGCGTTTATTTCTATTGGAGAAAATCTGGCTCCAATTATTGAAAATATATTAGATAAATTTGATGCCGCATACAATTCAACAAATGGATTTAAAGAACAAATACAACTTATATCTGATGTTATTTTGACATCATTGATGACCGCTGTTTCCGCTGGTGCAAATGCAATTGAAATTATGCGTAGAACTATTCTTTCAATCAAAGTTAATTGGGTTGAATGGTCGGATGAAGTTAAGTTTAGAACATTGCAAGTAACAGAAGTAATTGAACGCGCCAAAATGTTTTTTTCCGATCTTTGGAAGATGATAAAGATCGGATCAAAAGGGGCTCAAATTGCATTTATAGAATTTAGACAATATGGAATTCAGAAAGCAATCGATGGAATTAATGCTTTGATTGATGGATGGAATGCATATATCAATTTTTCAAATAAGTTCAGCATTATAAAAGTTTCTCCAATTGCTAGAATTGAAAATGATGTAACTGGAGCTATTGAATCCATATCAAAACTAAACTCAGAAATTGCATCGATAGCAAGCGGAACTAGAGATGTATCTGGACTTGATTTTATATCTAATCAGTTAGCAAATTTTCAAGGGACAGAATCACTTGAAGCGATGAAAGAAGCACTTGGAAATATGTTAAATAGTGCATTGCCAAGTGAAAAAATTCGAGAAAAAGTAGCTGAGATTCAGGCTAAGGTTTTAGAGGCATTAAGCCAATCTCAAAATCAACAAGATGGAGAATCTTCTACATCGACGAATCCACTCGTTCCGAATACAGAAGATGCCAAATCAAAATGGCAGGATTATTTCACATTTCTACAAGAGCAAGAAAAACGGACAGCCGATATTAGATTAAGGGTTGGTGCAAGCTTTAGCAGTGCAATGATGTCGCTAACCGATCAACTCGTATCGAAGAATTCGAGTGCATATAAAGCGATGTTTGCGCTAAATAAAGCGTTCTCGATTGCGATGGCAACCGTTAATATATCGAAAGCGATTTCCGACGGATGGGCTCAGGGAACAACGATATATGAAAAGCTGGCCGCTGTTGGTATAATCATAGCAGAAACAGCCAACATCGTATCTAGCATTAAATCGGTTCGAATGGGGGATGCTGCATCTTTCTTGGGCGGTGGTCAAATTGCGGATGGACCTCGGGTTGGTGGAGTCGATGGAATGGGTGGAAAATGGGCGGTAGTTCACCCATCGGAAAAAATTATTGACCCAAAAGCCGGAGGAAAAACAGGAGGCAATGTTTATATCACAAACAATGCACCAGTCCAAGTTACAGCAGAACAAGACGAATCTGGAAATTGGTCATTACTTATTAACGAAATAAAGAAGTCACTTGCTGGAGATGTCAGAAATAAAACAGGTGATTTTTGGAAATCGCTTCGTGAAACAACAACCATACAACCACTAGGCGCATAATGGAAGAATACCCATCAGTTTTACCAGATCCGTTGTGGGATTCGTATAAGATTACACCTATCTCAAATATCGTTAGATCAACGATGGAGAGCGGTAGGATTCGGCAACGCAGAAGTGATACCTCAACGCACTTCAATTTCTCGCTTACATGGAGATTTACGCGTCAGCAATATGCGATTTTCGCATCATGGCATAAGCATAAGATCAACGATGGAACTGATCAATTTTACATAACTATAGATGGTCTGAACGGACGCGCAAGGCATATTGTTCAGATGCAAGGTGGAATCTATCAGCCAACCTTCAATAATGGCTTCTGGGACGTTTCAACAACGCTGGAATGCTTCAATCCTACACCAATGACGGAAGCGGATTTAGATTCGGAATTATCATAATATGGCACAATTCGACGAAGCATTAAAAGAAGCAATGGCGAGCCTTGAGAATGGAGTCATTCTGCAGACGCTTGAGCTTAGACATGATGACATCGGATCACAGTATTATATCGTAAATCAACGGGACTCGATAATAGCGCAACTAGAGGACGGAAATCAAGCTGAATTCATACCTACAACTTTTAGATATACTCGACCAAAGAAGGACGATCAGGGATTCCCAGACTTAAGCATATCTATTGATAACGTAAATCAAGCACCTGGGAACTTCGTTCGATCTATTTCGAAATCGCAGAAACCGCTATTTATTGTTTTGCGGGAATATCTGACAACGAATCTAGTAAGTCCATCATCGCAACCATTAGTTTTGACGGTTAAAGATATAAAAGTTACGGCATTTGAAGTAGTGGCTAGAGCAACGTTTGCAAACATCCGAAATAAAGCATATCCGAATCAACGATATACAAGACTTCGTTTTCCATCATTAGGAAATTAATGATACCTACAAAACAAATTATATTGAATCATTTAGGAAACAAGTGGGAACCGCTTGGTAGGGGACCAAATGTATTCGATTGCTGGGGATTATATTGGTATCTGAATAAGACATACAACGGACGCGAATTTCCGCAAGAACTCGAAGTTAATGTATATTCTAATTTTGAGAAATCTTTTGCGATGACAAAGGGACTACAGAATCCAAAGTGGATACAAACAGATAGTCCTGTTGATTTCGATTTGGTCGCAATGTCAAGAAAGAATGCAATTCATCATGTTGGATGCTATTTCGACATAGATGGCGGCATTATATTACATGCTTATGATTTCGGAAATGTGGTTGCTAATAATATGCAGCAACTCAGAAATCTAGGACTTAGAACGATTAAATTTTATCATTATAATGGGTAAAATCGCACACATAACCGATATATACAACCAGAACATTTCTGAAGTTATCGAATCGACTAATGTATTTGTCGTTGAACGTCCTATTTCAATCCGTAGATTTTTAAAAGAAAATGGGATGGAAAACAGACATAAAGAATGTTGTCTGTTGATGCAGGATTTAAAAACGAAAGAATACATATTACAATCGGATTGGGGAAAACGCAAGATACGCAAAAACGATCAATTCGCATTAATCGAACACCCATCTGGATTCGATCCCGTAACTTGGGGGATTATCATTTCGGCAGTTTTAGCGGTTGCATCTATAGCAATTGCATTAACAATGCCGATTCCTGAAATCGGTAGCTCAAACCGCCAGGAAGCCGCGAGTGTTTATAATCTTAATGGGCATAATAATGCGTTTAAACTTGGGCAGGTTATCGAGGTTCCATACGGACGAAATCGTCTATGGCCTTCATATGCAGCCAAGCCCTATAATAAATATGTTGATAATGATCAATGGTTATATTCACTATTTTGTTTAGGTCAAGGAATCTATAATATCGAATCGATACAAATTGAAGATACTCCTATCTCCAATTTTACAGATGTTACATATCAAATATATAAACCTGGAGAATCTGTTACACTATTTCCGGATAACGTTGTTACATCAAGCGAAATTTCGAATGTTGAGTTGTTTGGAAGCAATGAAAGCGAGTATACGGGGTTTATTGGTGGAGTCGTAACAAATGATGTCGGAACAACAACGAATTATATAGAGGTAGACTTAATACTGCCGCAAGGACTATATACAATTAATAGCGAAAATAAGGAAGATTTTGCGAGCGTAAATGCATTATTCGAATATCGCGAAATCGATGACGGAAATACACCCATAGGATCTTGGCAAACGCTATTTACATTTGCGAGAACATTAAAAACAGTAGATCCGCAGCGATTTACAATTGGAACAAATGTTCCGGTCGGTAGATACGAAGTCAGGGGGAAACGCACTAATCAAGCAAATACAAATATATCTGCACAAGATTCGCTATTTTGGGAATCATTAAGAGCATTTCTTCCATCAACTAAAAACTATGGTAATGTAACGTTGTTGGCAGTTGCGGCAAGGGCGACAAATAACCTTAATTCATCAAGCGCAAATCGGATTAATGTGATCGCAACGCGAAAGCTCGATATATGGAACGGAGTTCAATGGCAAACCGGCGTTGCAACTCGATCACTTGTTTGGGCATATTGCGATATATTCAGATCGGTTTATGGTGCAAATCTATCCGATACTTATCTCGATTTACCATCGCTATTAGAGCTTGATAGATATTTTTCTGAAATAGGTGTTACATTTGACTGGGTGTTTGATAACTCAACTACAGTTTGGGAGGCTGCCGCAACGGTAGCTCGCGCTGGTATGGCTATTCCAATCATGAATGGAACGCTTATATCGATGACGGCCGACAAGAAGCTTGAGATACCAACGGCAGTCTTCAGCAAAGAAAACATCATTCAAGGCACGTTTTCAGAGGAATTCAGCCTCTATGATGAAAGCGAATATGACTCTGTTGAAATTGAATATATAGATGGTGTTACATTCGCGAAAGAAACTATTCTATGTAAAGTCGACGATGATCTAGGGGTTCACCCACAAACGATTCAAATCAATGGCGTTAGCGATGTTACAATTGCGTATAGATGGGGGATGCGGATCCGATCACAACAGCGCAAGTTGAGAAAAAATTTCACGTTTCAAACTGGACTTGAAGGCAATATACCGAATTATGGTGACTTGATATATCTATCGCATGATTCAGCCGCTTTAGGTTATTCCGGAACCATTCAGGCAATTGAAGGAAATGTTATTTATACAGATAAAACCATCGAGTTTGAAAGCGGAAAATCCTACCAAGTAGGATTGCGAAAAAAGAATGGAGAACCTCTTGGACCTTATGATTGCTATGGAAATGGCAAAACAAATCAAATTGTAGTCAATGGATCGATAGATGTTAGCAGTTTAAAGCTGGATGCTGAATCTAATAATGCTCACTGGTTTTTGGGTCCAACTGATAATTTTGCGGGTATATGCAAGGTCGTATCTATTACTCCAAGCGATGGCGAAAATGTAACGATGCGTGTGGTTGAATACGACGAAACCGTATATGATGCAGATGATACGACAGAATCTGGATTGCCGGATGGTATTTTTTCGGGTGGAACGAATGGAACAGGCGGGAACGCATCTGATTACATACCGGATTTACCATATGTTTATGCCATATCCGTGATAGAGGTTGTTGGTGAGCTGCAAACAGCACAAGCGACATGGAGCAGCTCTTTAGGTGCTCAATACTTTATTGTCCAGAAATCATTAGATGGTTTATCTTGGCAGCAACTTGGTATCACATACACCAATTCTATAAAGTTCAAATATACAAGCGGTTATCAATATATACGTGTAGCGGGTGTCAATGTTGGTCAAGGGCTTTGGTCTTCGTGGTATGGTAAATTGGGGCAAGGTGCAACAGATTTTCCATATCTATATAGTCCGGATGTTGTTCGACAAGAAATTCAGGCATTAGATGATTTCGAGCAATATGCAAATCAAAGAACAGATGAATTAACTGCTTATGCCGATCAAATAAGCGACAGGCTTAACGCTGAGGTTGATGATTTGATAGCTACAATACAACTCAATGATGCCGGATATGGTGCGACATTTGCAGAAATCAGACAAGTCGTTGAAACAGTAAATGGATTATTAGCACTTCAAATTGAAGGAATCGCAAGTAAGGCGGCAGAAAACGAGGCAGCTGTTTTGCAAGTATCAACAGCATTGACGAATGAAGAATTAGCTAGGGCTGAACAATATCAAATCATTACAACGAATTTCACAAATATATTTGGTTCGTTGAGTGGTCATTCTGAAGCTATAAACTATAATCGCTCAGAAATCGGAAGAATTGATAATAATATACAAGTAACTGGAACTCAGTTGAATTCTTTAACAACTGAACTTAGAAATAACTATTCAACAACGATTACTGTTAATCAAGCGATTGATATTGTTGATCAAAAAATAACAGCCCCAGTATCTGGAATAAGCGATAGGCTTGAAGCACAAAACACAAGATTGCAATCCGTTGAGACAAGATGGGGGGACGATGCATACGCTAAATCTCAAGCTTTATTCGATAGCTTCATTAAGGTAGATATATTCGGGAATGTATATGCATCAGCTGGATATAGATTAAAGGTTGATGCGGGTGGCGTAATTTCTGGCATGGAAGCAATTGCAAAGAATGATCCAGATTCTCCGCCATTAAGCATTCTCAAGTTCTTCGCAAATACTGTATATTATCAACTCGGAACAAATCTATATAGGATGATTGAGGGTTATCCGGTAGCCCAGCAGGTCGGAGGGTGGACAAGCGGTGATAGTTATTGGAAATTTAGAAATTTCTTCTCTCCGCAGTTAGTGAAGATCAATCCAGCCACAGGCGTTATTGATACAAGTGTTTATGGCGAAACAGCCGGAGTCAAGGTATATCCGGTTCCAGAATCTCAACCTATTGATCCACCATCGTTTCCAAGTGGGTATCAACCCGATCTAAACTAACTATGAATAACCATTTTGACCAGTTTTGTTTCCTTTCGCTGGTTGCGGCTTTGAGCCGCTATAAATTTACAAAAGTTGCAAAAAACTTAAAACTCAATATGCTTAAAAACTACTGAACATGCGAACACTAAATAAGCCTTTAGAAATACGACGCGGAGATGATTATAAATATCATATAACGCTGATAGATCAAGAAACAGAATTACCGATAGATTTATCAGTTGGAGTTGTTGAGTTTATGGTAAAATCATCTACGACCGTTGAAGATAT